ACTCACTCTGGAGGGATGCACACACATGAGCCAATACAGTGAAGTCCACCAGCCATGCGACGATTGTGGAAGCAGTGACGCGCGCGCTACCTACGCGGAGAGCGGGGTGTCCATCTGCTTCTCCTGCGGCATCACCAAGGCGCCCGGTGGGAAGACCGTCGAGCCTCCGAAGGGACAGCCGCTGCTCACCAACCTCGACTACATCCCGCTCGACGCCCGCGACATTTCGCAGGAAGTGTGCCGCAAGTACGGCTATGGCATCGGCGAGTACAACGGAAGCAAGTGTCAAGTCGCCCCGTACTACGACGAGCGTGGGCAGATCGTCGCACAGAAGGTGCGTCTGCCCGGCAAAGAGTTCACGATTACGGGGGACATTAGCCGCGCCGGTCTGTTCGGCATGCAGTTGTGCCGGAAGGGCGGGAAGATGCTGGTCATCACTGAGGGTGAAGTGGACGCGCTCGCCGCGTGCGACGCCATGGGTCTGTCGTGGCCCTGCGTGTCCGTGCCTAACGGGGCCAGCGGGGCGCTCGCCTCGCTGAAGAAGAACCTGGAGTTCCTTGAGACGTACGACAAGATCGTGTTGGCGTTCGACGCCGACGAAGACGGGCGCAAGGCGACTGACCAGTGCGTTGATCTGTTCTCGCCGGGCAAGGTCGCCATCGCGGACCTGGGCGGCTACAAGGACGCGGGTGAAGCGCTCAAGCACATGGGCAAGAAGGGACTGCGCGACGCGCTGTGGTCTGCGAAAGAGTACCGCCCTGACGGGGTGATCAATCTCGCTGACTTGAAGGAACGCGTACGCACCCGCCTGGAGATGGGTATCCCCTATCCGTGGACCGGACTGAACAAGTTGCTGTTCGGCTACCGGGGCGCGGAGTTGATCACGTGGTGTGCAGGCACGGGCGCTGGCAAGACGACTGCCGTGTCTGAGTTGCTGCACGACCTGATCACCGCGCAGGAGAAGAAGGCGGGCATCGTGTACCTGGAGGAGGGGCCTGACCGCGCTGGCAAGCGCGTCATCTCTATTGAACTGAACAAGCCGATCCACCTGCCCGGCACTGAGTACTCCGACGAGGAGTTTGACGCCGCGTGGGACAAGACTATTGGCACACGCCGCATCGAGGTCTACGATCACTTCGGCTCGCTCGACGAAGACGTGTTGATCGGGCGTATTCGGTACATGGTCAAGGCGCTCGACTGCAAGGTCATCATCCTCGATCATGTGTCACTCGTGGTGAGTGGGAATGACCTGGAGCAGGACGAGCGGCGTACGCTCGACAAGATCATGACTACACTGCGCTCCCTCTGCCAGGAGACGGACGCAACTATCCATGTCATCTCGCACCTGAAGCGGGCTGACGGCAAACCCATTGAGAATGGGGGGAAGATCAACCTCTCCCTGTTACGCGGATCACAGTCCATCGCGCAGTTGTCTGACGCCGTGATCGCCATGGAGCGGGACAGCCAAGCCGACGACGAAGATGAACGTAACACGACGCTGTTACGCGTACTCAAGAACCGCTACGCTGGCTCGACGGGTCCCGCTGGCACGCTGCGGTACAACAACGAGACAGGGCGCCTCCTCGAATGGGAGGAGAGTGAACCGACTGGAGGAGTTGACGACCCCTCGCAAGACTTTTGATCAGGAGACAGCATGAAATACGAAAGAGACGAACGCCTTCGCGAGTTCGCCACCGAGACGCAGTGGGAACGCCTGGAGGCGACGTGGAACTGCGGTAGCGTGGCTAAAGCAGCGTGTGCCTTGGGCTGTAAGACTGCTGCCATCCGTGTTGCATTCCGCCGGGTCAAAGAGAAAGCTGTGGCGCGGGGCTACTCCCCCGAGTACGGACTGACGCACCCGGCGCCCGAGGGTATGCGGGTCACGAAGGTCAGCACCATGCGCGGCCCCAATGGGGAACTTCGCGCCCAGTGGGTTCAGGAGAAGCCCGAAGACGCCGAGAAGGAACTGGCGTGGCGCACGCTGGCCGACGAGTTGACGCAGACCATCCCGCCGGCATCACCGATCAGGATCCAGCCGGGCTGGTTTGACCAGGACTTGTGCGTGTCCTATCCGATTGGGGACCAGCACATGGGGATGCTGGCCTGGGGCAAAGAGTGCGCCAACGGGGACTACGACCTGAAGATCGCGGAGAAGCTTCTACGCGATGCGATGGACTATCTCGTGTGCTCTGCCCCGCGCGCCGCTCACGCTCTGATCGCTGTGCTGGGTGACTTCCTACACTACGATGGACAGTTCCCGGTCACGCCGACTGGCGGCAACATGCTAGACAGTGATACGCGGTTCCCGCAGATGATCCGCGCTGCCATCCGAACCATCCGGTACACCATCGACCGTGCGCTGGAGCACCATGAGAAGGTCCACCTGATCATCGAAGTGGGGAACCACGACCTGTACTCGTCCATCTTCATGATGGAGTGCCTGCGCGCTGTGTACGAGAACGAGCCCCGGCTCACCATCGACACGTCACCACGCCACTACCACTACTTCCAGTTCGGGAAGGTGTTGGTGGGCACGCACCACGGACACGGCGCGAAGCTTCCCGACCTGCCGCTGATCATGGCGACTGACGTTCCCGAGATGTGGGGCGCGACAGAGCATCGCTACGTTTGGGTGGGCCACGTGCATCACTCGCAGAAACTCGGCACGAAGGATTACGTCGGCGCCACCGTCGAGACCTTCCAAGTGCTGGCCGCGCAGGACGCGTGGCACTCACAGAAGGGATACCGTTCGAAGCGGAGCATGAAGTCGATCACCCTGCACCGGGAGTTCGGCGAAGTGTCCCGCAACAGCGTGAACCCGGAGATGCTTGGAGGATAGCATGAAGCCACTGATCGCCGACCTGGAGGCAAACGGCCTTCTCGATACCATCACGACGATCTGGCAAGTCAGCATGAAAGAGATGGGGAGCACAGAAACTCCCCTCTCTTACAACGACGCGTGCCCGAACGCTGCGGGCACCGTCCGCGACGGGCTCAAGAGCATTGCGGCGGCAACGAAGGCGAAGCGGAAGGTCGTGTTCCACAACGGCCTCGGCTACGACCTGAAGGCCGCAGCGATAGTCCACCCGGACATTGAGATCGACTGGACGCAGGTCATCGACACGCTGGTCCTGTCCAAGCTGGGCAAGCCAGAGCGACCCGGCCTCCGCCCACACGCACTGGAGACCTGGGGCGACCGCCTCGGCGTCGAGAAGGTCGAGCACAATGATTGGACGCGCTGGTCCTACCCGATGGAACATCGGTGTGCTATCGACGTGGAGATCACGGACCTGCTGGCGCAGCGCCTGTGGCCCATGCTTGAACTGATGCCGAAAGCCGTCGAGTTGGAGCACGTGTCGGCCTGGGAGTGTCGCAAGGCAGTAGACCGGGGATGGCCGCTCGACGTGTCCTACACCAGGGAACTGCTGTCGAACTTGATGGCGGAAAACGAGGAGGTCGAACGTGATCTACAAGCGCTATTTCCGCCGATACTCGTACCAAAGACGGGCACTCCGGCGGGCGGTAAAGTGCTCAAGGTCATCAACAAGAACCACCCGATGCGCGGTCTGCTTGACCCTGGCGTGCCCTTCACGCCGGTCGAGGTTCAACAGTTCAGACCAACATCCCGAGTACAGATTGCACAGCGCTTGCAGCGACGCTATGGTTGGAAGCCTACGGCTTTCACCGAAGGTGGCAAGCCGCAGGTCAAAGAGGAAATCCTGCGGGATATCGCCCCACAAATCCCCGTCGCCGAGAACCTCGCTGACTACCTCAAGCTTGCTGACAAGATCAGCCAGATCAACTGCGCTCCGAAGAAGAACGGCACGGGGGGAGGCTGGCTGCATCACGTCACAGATGCGGGACTTGTACACGCTAACCTGAACCACCTGAAGGCGATCACGGGGCGCCCGTCGTGTTCCTCGCCGAACATTCAGCAAGTGAACACCGACACCGACATGCGTACCGCGTGGATCGCTCCCAAGGGACACAAGCTGGTCGGCATGGACCTGTCGGGCATCGAGTTACGGTGCCTCGCGCACTACCTCTGGCCCTACGACAATGGGGAGTTCGCGAACGAACTGATCCAGGGTGACGTGCACACGAAGATGATGCTGGCTCTCGGCATGGACCTGGGGCTCGAACCCGGTACGAAACCGTTCAAGAAAGCGCGGGACAACACCAAGCGCGGCGAGTACGGTTGGCTCTACGGGGCCGGCGACGCCAAGCTGGGCCTGATCCTGTTCCAGAACGCGTACCAGTTCGGGAAACAGATCGACTACGAGAAGCTTGGCGTGCCCCTCGGCAAGAAGCGTCCGTCGAACACGGCGGTCGGTGTCGCAGCGCGCGCCATCTTGGAGAGTACCTGGACCGGTGCCGGCAAGCTGAACTACACTGTTCAGGGGCGGGCGCGGACGCAGGGCAAACTGCGTGGCCTTGACGGGCGCACGCTGTGGGTCCGGTCGTCGCACTCTGCGCTGAACTTGATCCTTCAGAGCGCGGGCATCATCATCATGAAACAAGTCATGGCAATCGCCAACGAGGAGATGGCGAAGGCCGGGCTCGTGGAGGATCGCGACTACGGGCTCCGCATGTGGGTCCACGACGAAGTACAGTATAGCGCCCTGCCTGAGTGCGCGGAGACAGTTGGAGAAGTGCTGACCGACTGCGTGCCCCTCGCCGGCAAGATGCTCAACTTCCGCTGTCCCATCTCGGGCGAGTACAAGATTGGGAACACCTGGGCGGAAACACACTAGGAGGAAACATGTTGCGAAAGATTTTGGAATTCACAGAGACCGCCATCGGCTATCTGGTCCGATTGCTTCTGGTCATCTTCGCCCTCAGCCTGCTGCTGATCGCCGGCCTCAAGTACGCGGACGCAGCGGAGGTTCAGTGGGCGCCGGGTGACACGGTTCACGTCGTCGTCTGGTGTAAGGACATGGACAGCGCGGTCACCCTGTTCTCCATTCTGGAGAAGGGTGCACTCGACGCGCGGGCGTTCCCGGCGTGCGAGACCATTGGTCGTAACATGTGGTCGGTCATCATCGACAAAATCCACGCGAGCACCGTTGACCACGAAGGTGACACGATGTTGATCTTCAGCGGCCGGGACACCATGGGTAACCTGATCGAGTACCCCTTCATCGGGTGGCCCGATTTCAACGCGATGATTTCGAAAGGCACTCACGCATGAGCAATGTCGCACTGATCGACGGCGACATTTTCTGCTATCGCCTCGCCGCCGCCGCCCAGGAGGAGATCGATTGGGACGGTGACGGTGAGGCAACGACGAACTTGTCGCAGGAGCAAGCGCGGGACACGGCGTTCAAGCTGGTCAAGACGTGGACCAAGATGGCGAAGTGTAAGCGAACGCTCCTCGTGTTCTCCGACCGGAGTAACGAGAAGGCGTCATTCCGGTTCAACGTCCATCCGCATTACAAGGCCAACCGCACAGCGGAGCGGCCCATGCTGCACGACTACGTGAAGACCTGCCTGGAGAATGAGTTCCCGAACAAGTTCCTGCCGGGTCTGGAGGGCGACGACACTATGGGTATCATTGCCACTGGTGAAGACGGCCTCAAGTACACGATGGTCACGATGGACAAGGACATGCTAACGGTGCCCGGCCGCATCTGCTGGCTCCGGTCGAAGCCCGCGCCGATGGGCGCCAAGGCGGAGGATCACTGGAAGATCGAGCGGATGGGCCGCATCCAACCCGACGAGGCTGACTACCACTGGATGTTCCAGACTGTCATGGGCGACAGCGTCGACAACTTCAAGGGTGCTCCGGGGATCGGGGCGAAGAAGGCGGAGACCTTCATCAGTCGGTTTGCCGGCCTGGAGAAGAACATCGACGGAGCGCTCGCGGCGTTCCGCGCCTCCACGAAGCTGTCGAGGTACCACGATCTGTGGGTCCACGAGGCTGCGATCAATCAGAAGGACCCTGCGGTCATCGCTGACGCGATTTACCAGGAGTTCTTGATGAACGCGCGCTGTGCTCGTATCCTGCGGGCCGGTGAGTACGCGATACATAGTGGAAGCACAGGCCGCACGCCCATGGTCAAGTTGTGGCACCCTGAGGCGCCTAAAGAGACTTGGGAACTCGTCACATGAGACCCTTCGCCAAACCACACCTGCTCACGATGCACCGTCGCATCGGGAAGCAACGCGCCGCACAACTGGCTCGCCACAAGGCGGGCCGGTACGTGTGGGACCCCGCAATCAGGAGGATTTTGGATGCTATTGGCGCAACCGGAGATGCCGACGTACGCGCGACTGAAGCAGCAAGTGACGGAAAGGGGTCCGTGGCAGCAGACAGCGAGCGGTAGCGCGTTCTTCCTTGCGGACCCCCGCGTCTGTGAAGTTCGGTTTAGTGACATTGCCATGGCAATCTCACACCAGTGTCGGTTCAACGGACACTTCAAGGACTTCCTGCCCCTCTACACTGTCGCGGAGCACGCAACGCGCATATCAGTCTGGATGGAGGAGGACGGTTGCACCCCGCTGGAGTGTTATGCGGGGCTGCACCATGACAGTGCGGAAGCGTACACCGGGGATATTATCTCACAGGTAAAGTACTGCGTCCCCGAACTCAGGCCGTTCCTACATAAGATCGAGACTGTGGTCAACACCGCTCTGTATTTCGAGATGACCGAGGAACTGGAGAAGCTGACAAAGCAGTACGACTTCATCGCCCTGGCGACCGAAGTTCGTGACTTGCTTCCGAAGAACCAGACGGAGTTCTCGTGGGGGGATCTCCCTGATCCCCGGCGACCCAAGATCAAACCCTGGGGACCTGAGAAGGCGTACCAGTACTTTGTACGCCGCCACTTCTCACTTGCCTCACAGATCATTGATACGGAGGAGGGTTTCAACCTGTGAGCAAAGGCAACGAAGCGACGCAGGCCAAGTACGCCAAGCCAATGCCGTTCGCCGGGTTCATCGGCCGGTTCCCGCGAGCGATCCTTGTGGTGGCCGACGTGTCCCACGAGGGCTGCAAGAAGCACGGCGTGCCCGATGGCGACACGACGTTCACGGAGATCGACGACGCGGCGAACGTCCTGCGGGAGGCGCAGGCCCGGCATATGCTGAAGGAAGTGATCGAGGGTGAGTACGATCCCGAGTGGGACTTCCTGCACGCAGCGCATGCCGCATGGAACGCCATGGCTCGACTGGAGACAATCCTGATCGAGAAAGAGAAGGAAGCGAACCTTCGGGAACTCGTGTCCGATCTGGAGCAACCGTTCTAATTCACAATCAACCTTTGAGGAGACACACAATGGCGAAGAAAGACGTACTGAAAGTCAACGAGGCGAAGCGCATCGTTGTGAGTGACACCGGCTACCGTCTCTCCCTACACGGCGTGACCGAAGTGGACCTGTCTGGCAACTACGTCCGCCTCCTGTGTAACGAGGGCTACGTCCTGATCAACCCGGACAAGGTGTTCGCGCACATCATCACCGGCGAGAAGGTCGCTTGAGCCCTGACGCCATCAATGCGGCGTTCGAACTGGTGGGCGCTCTCGTCCTGTGCGAGAACGTCCGCGTCATCCGACGTGACCGGTGCGTCCATGGGGTGAACCCGTGGACCACCGTCTTCTTCACTAGCTGGGGGTTCTGGAACCTGTTCTTCTATCCGTCCCTGGAGCAGTGGATGTCATTCGCTGGCGGCATCGCGCTCGTCGGCGTCAACGTGGTGTGGCTCGTCCACGCCTGGAAGTATCGGAGGAGGAAAGCTTGATCAAATCCCTCATGGCCGCGTGTGCCATGTCGTCCCCCTTCTGATCCAAATGCCCCCCTTCAGTGTTCCCTCGGGAGCCCTGGAGGGGGGCTTTTTTTTCGTTGGGGCTGCACCCAAAAGACCCCCTCTGCCCAATGGAACCGATATTTTTTTGTGGCATTGTTGCGAGTGGTTCTCAATCGCAGGTAGAGGAGGAGGAGATGGCTACAAAAGAGGACGCCCTTCCCAGGTTCACCTACGACATGGTGATGCTGCTGGACGCCGCGTGCCCGCCGGTCGCTATGCCGCGCACCCCAGAGGGGGTCAAGAACTTCCGCGAGAACTTCGACAGTTTCATGTGGATGGCAGCGCAGCGCGCCTTCGTCGATGACCTGAAGGAAGCCCTGGAGGAGGAGGAACATGAGCGAGCCGAAGCGGAAGGACCCGTCACGCCTGAAGGTGAGGGTGACAGCGCCCTTCGGGGGCTCGCCAAAGTACTTGATGGGTCTGGCGAAATTCGTCTTGGCGTACCATCCCCAGGGGTTCCTGTGGACTGACGACCCGCAGATGCTCGATCTGTGTTGGATCAGCGAAGTCTACGACACGGAGACGGGTGACACTGTGGCCGTCGTTTGGTACGGTCTGATCAAGACGTGGCTGCTGGAGCAGCACGGCTGCGCGCATCCTGACTGGCGAGCACGTTGGCTGAGCCCGCGCATCGTCGAGCAGATTTGGGAAGCAGTCGTGGACGCCTCCCGGTGCCCCGATATATCCTGCGTGCGCGGACTGGCGACGACGCCACAACTGCGCCGCTTGTACTCGATCCTTGGCTGGGACAAGGACGAAGACGACTACTACTACATTGACCTGGAGCGAGATCATGAGCAAGAAGAAGCCGAAGAAGCCCACGCCGCCCAGGATTTTCCGAACGGACCTTGACCCGCAGTCCTTCGGCGGGGCAATCCGCCGCGTCCGCGAGCGACGCATGCGGGAACGCGGCTCCGTGTCGCGCGCCAAAATGCGAGTGGACAAAGAGGAGCAGACGTAATGGCTATCGAAGCATTTGCTCCACCGCCCGCGCCCGAGGCATTGATGACCGGACAGGAGCAGAAGGCCGCGAAGAAGAAGAAGGTACAAGAGACCCTGAAGGGCAAGCTTCGGCAGCGCAACGACGACACGGACGCCCCCCGCGATGACGACCGCGAGGGCGGCCTCGGCATCTTCAATCGTCAGCGCAGAGACCGTGGCGGCGTAAACGTCTCGCTGCGGAAGAACCGCACGGGCATCTTCGGCCGCAGGCGCAGAGAGCGCGACGGACCATAAGGGAGTGAGAGTATGTCTGCGAAGGAACGGTACGACCGACTGTCCACAGTCCGTGAGCAGTTCCTACAGCGGGCACGACACAACGCGCTCCTGACCATCCCGTCGCTCATGCCGCTTGAGGGACATGACCACCAGTCACACCTTGTCGAGCCCTACCAGGGCCTCGGCGCGCGCGTGGTCGTCCACTTGGCGTCGCGCAACACCAGCGCTTTCATGCCCGCCGGCCGCAACTACATGAAGTTCGAGTTGCCGCCCGAGTTGAAGATGGCGAACCAGGGGGTCGAAGACCCGGACGTGACGCGCGGGCTCGCGCTCATGGAAGCCATCGTCCAGGGCAAGGTGGAGACCGCCGACTGGCGACCGATCACGTTCCAGGCGCATCAACAGTTGATCGTTGCCGGCGACGTGTGCGAACACACGCTCGACGATGACAGCATCCGCCTGTTCCGCCTCGACAGCTACGTGGTCCGCAGGGATCACCGGGGCAAGGTCGCGGAGTTCGTGATCTGCGAGCGCTTCGACAAAGACACCCTGCCCGGCGAGATCGACCAGTTTGCCCCCGCAGGTGCGACGGCGGAGACGGAAGTCTTCATGTACACCTGGGGACGCATCGAGGACGACGGCAAGGGCGTCAAGTTCTACAAGGTCACGCAGGAGATCGAGGGCGCTGAAGTCGGCACCGAGAACTTCCCGCTGGGGCTCCTGCCGTACCGGTTCCTCCGGTGGTCGGCAACGCCCGGCGAAGACTACGGACGCTCCAAGGTCGAGGAGCATGTGGCGGACTTCCGTTCGCTGGAGGCGCTCGACAAGGCGCTGCTCGAACTCAGCGCACTCGCGTCCACTGGCTACATCTTCGTGCGGCCTGGCGCCAACACACAGGGTATCCGCAACCGCATCAAGCAAGCGATGACGGGCGACACCGTCGTCGCCGACCCGGAGACGGTCGAGTTCAAAGCGTTTGACGTGAACCAAGCCATCGCTGTCGTCGAGAAGCAGGCCATGACGCTGCGCGAGAACATCGCGAAGGCGTTCCTCCTGTTCAGCGCCGGCCAGCGGAACGCAGAGCGCGTCACCGCGACGGAGATCGAGCGGGACCTGCAAGAGTTGGAGGCTGCGCTTGGCGGCAACTTCGCGTCCCTGATCGGGGACATGATGGGCGCCCGCACGACGTTGCTGGTCGCCAGCATGACTGCCAAAGAGCAACTCCCTGACCTTCCCGCAGTCGGCGGGGAGCAGCAGGTGAAGCCCGTGGTCCTGACCGGCCTCGATGCACTGTCCCGTGAGCGGGATGCGTCGCGCGCCATGCAGGCCGCACAGCTACTCAACAGCTTCGGCTCGCCGGAGCAAGTCCTGCCCAACGTGAAGTTGGGGGACATCATCAAGCCCGCCCTGATTGGCCTGGGCTTCGCCGGGGCAACCCGGACGGAGGCTGAGCGTATTCAGGAGGAGGAGCGACAGTCGAACCTCGCCACCGCGCGAGGCGCCATCGAGAAGGCCGCTCCGAACATCGCGAAAGCACAGGCAGAACAAGGAGGAGGAGCCTAATGGCCTGGGAAGCATTTAACGAGAGGAAGCCGTTCGGTAACTGTCACAGCTTCGGCAAAGACGGTGAGCGGTTCGGCAAGATCAGGTGGGAGGCGATCAAGGCTGTACGTGACGGCACAGCCTCCGCCGAGCAGGAACAACTCGTCACCGACGCCGACGAGGCGATGAAGCTGGCGATGGAACAGCGTCCCAAAGACTAACTGGAGGAGAGACCAGTGACGGAAGTAACACTGAAGAAAGACGACGCCAAGCCCGGTGAGGGTGAGGAGAAGCCCGCTGTTGTGACGAACGCAGACGGTTCCCAAGCGCATGTCGGTGGCGACGAGCCCGAGAAGGGCACAGTCGAGCCCATGCCTGAGGGGGGCGCCGAGAAGTTCTACAACAAGGATACGGGCGCGTACGACTGGAAGTCCCACGCCATCGAGGCCGAGTTCAAGGCGAAGCAGGCTGCGGAGAAGCCCGCCGAGAAGCCCGAGGGCGAGGAGAAGCCCGCCGACGACGCCATCAAGACCGCCGTCGAGCAGGCGGGCCTGGACTTCGAAGTAATCGACAAGCAGATCGCCGAACACGGTGACCTCACCGACGAGCAGTACAAGGCGTTCGAAAGCATCGGTATCCCACGCGAGCGCGTGAAGGGCGTCGTGGACATGACCAAGGAAGGTCTGGACGACCACACGTCCGCCATCATGACGGCCATGGGCGGGGAAGCCGAGTTCAACAAGATCGTCGATTGGGCCGAGAAGAACCTGACCGGCGACGATATCGACAAACTCGACGGCATGATCAATGACGCGACGACGCGTGACGCGACCATTGCCGAACTACGGTCTAGGATGGGCCTGCCGCCATTGGCGTCGGGACCCGGACTTAAGACCGCACCGAACGCTGGGGGCGCACCCCCGGCCGGCGAGGCTCCGTTCAAGGACCAAGCCGAATTGCAGGTGGCAATCGCTGACCCGAGGTACAAGACGGACGAAGCGTACCGCGCTTCCGTCACTGACCGTGCCGCGCGCAGCACGTACCACCTGAACCCGAGGGCTCACACTCCGTGATCCTGTAAAGGGCGTATCAACTACCCGACTGGAAGGTAACACCAATGTCTCTTATCAATCCGAAGTTCCGCACCCCGAAGGGTGAGGATTACTCCGAGGCCGCAGGCTCCGTCACCATTGCCGCCGCCTCCACCTGGACCGACGACGTGTCCGCTGCCTACGTCGCCAAGGGCCTCCAGGCCGACCTCCTGGCTGATGGCTCTGGCCTGATCGAGCCGACCGCCGGCTTTGCCCAGGACACCAAGATGCGGTTCAAGGGCACCATCTCGATGCACGCGACCACGGGCACCAACGAACTCGACGCGCGTATCGTGGACAGCAACGACAGCGACCGCGTTCTCGCCACTTCGGTCGAGGGTCCGCAGTCTGCCGTCACGACCACGCCGAAGGTCTTCACGTTCGACAACGTGGCCCTGGTGAAGACGGACAGCAATATCCAGTTGCAGGTTCGCAACAACACCGACACCGACGACGTGGTGTGGACGCTGTTGGAACTTGCCGTCTGGCATCCGTGATCGACGCTTCGTAAGTGGAGGGGGTTCGCTCCCTCCATCTCAAAGCGCCGCGCTCCCGGCGGGGAGCCACGTGCCTACCCAGGCTGTAACCTGATTTCCCTCGCAAGGAAACAGGCTACGACCTGATACCTAAAGCAGACGACTTCAGAAGGCCCGGTGGCCCCCGAGGGGATAACCAACGAAGCCCGACGTTAATCCGACGCAGCAGGCCCAAACTGAGAAACCCGAGTATAGGAGGCTGCTATCGCCTTTTTCGTAGGGGACCCTTCGGCCCCCACTCGCTTCGGTACTGACGTAGCTGACACTACCGACGCCACGGGTCTGTTCCTCAAGATGTTCGGCGGCGAGGTCTTCGCTGCGTTCACCGAGACGACCCACACCATGTCGCGCCACTATGTGCGGCAGATTTCGAGCGGCAAGTCCGCTCAGTTCCCCAAGACCTGGAAAGTGGACGCTCACTACCACGTTGCCGGTCAGGAGATGCTGGGCCAGGACACCGACGAGACCGAGCGCGTCATCTCCATCGACGGCCTGCTCGTGTCGCACATCGGCATCTATGACCTCGACGAGGCCATGAGCCACTTCGACGTGCGCGCTCGTTACACCGAGGAGTTGGGCGACGCCATCGCGCGTGTGTTCGACGAGAACGTCTACCGCACCATCATCAAGACGGCGCGCGACGACAGCACCCTCGGCGGTGGCTCGCAGACGACTTCACCGTTCCCGGCGGGCCGCGAGGTTCTGTCGGCCGACGTTTCTGGCACCATCACCGCCACCGCTGGTGCGCAGTGGTGGGAGGTCATGCGGAAAATCCGTGTGCTCGCCGGCCAGAACAACATCAAGGCCAAGGAGAAGATTTGGCTGGCTGTCCCCGAGGACACGTTCGACGCCGTGACGTACGCGACGCAGAACGACGGCGCCACCAACAACTTCCTGTTCGCCAACAAGGACAATCAGTTCACCCAGGGAGGCGTTGAGGGCCTGGAGACCATTCGCTTGCGTTCGGTCCACATGTTCCCGACCAACCTCCTGCCGCAGTCTGATGACAGCGCGAACGCCGCCGTGAAGGCGAAGTATCGTGCCGACTTCTCGACTACGCTGGGCGCCGGTTGGATCAACGATGGCGTGGGCACGACCAAGCTGGTCGGCATGGGCCTCGAAAAGACGCGTGACGTGCGTCGGCAGGAGGACTTCGTGGTTGCGAAGGTCGCTGTCGGTCACGGCTCCGTCCGCAACGAGGGCACGTGGGAAGTCCGCAACACGTGATCTTGGAATTACTGCGTCCTCCTCTCCTCCGACGCAGCGCTGGGGGTTCCTTCGGGAGCCCCCGGCATTTTTTCATTTAGGGAGACGAACATGCCCCTCACGGCACATATGACCGAGATCGACGCGGTGAACATGATCATCGCCTCAATTGGTGAAGCCCCGGTCGATACCGTCGCTGGCCTCGACGAGGTTGACGAAGCAGCGGAAGCCCTGCGGGTGCTGAACGAGCGCTCCAAGAAAATTCAGATGGGCGAGTGGAACTTCAACACGCGCCTGGGCGTCATCCTCCAGAAGACTGCCGACGACACCTACGAAGTCGCAGCGAACGTGCTGGAGATCGACACGTCCAACGCGCCCCTGGGCCGCAATACGGGCGCTGGGCAGCGCGACGCGCACCTGAACACGGCGTGGCGGCGCAACGTGGCCGACACCAAGTTCGTCCTGTACAACGTGGTGGACGACCGCGAGGATTGGCCCAACGGCGCCCCCACGATCACCGTGGACGTGAAAGAGTATCTGGAGTTCGAGCATTGCCCGCCCGCGATCCAGTGGTACATCGCGGTCGATGCGGCCCACACGTTCCAGAAGGGAACCTTCGGCAGCACGACCATTCACGCGTTCACGAAAGAGGACTTGCAGGAAGCGCTGATCCTCGCCACGAACTTCGACGAGAAGGTCGGCGACAACAACCTGTTCGACCATAATCCGCACATGCGGAACGTCGCGGTTCGCAACAACCCGATCCGGCCAGGAAGACGGAGGCTCTAATGCCACACGTTGAACCCACCCTCAAATTCAATGGACAGAACGTCTACTTCAACCGCTTGTTCGACACTGTAGGGGATGGCACGGGCACCCAAGACTTCATCGGGGACTACAGTGGTGGTGGCGCGGTCGCCGCACTCGTCAAGGCGCAGGCAGACGAAGCGCTGCGTGTCCACCGAATTATCGGGACAATTGGGGACAGCGGCTCCATTGCGGCGGACGGGTATGGCGCGCTCACGGCGCGGACTGTTGGTTTAATGGTCGGCAAGTACGACGTAGACGGCACGTTGGTCCACAACCTCCTCGGCAACGGAAATCTGACAAATCATTTGGACATTGCCGGGCTTTGCTACGACATGAACCTCGTAGAATTTGGGACATCTTCCGAGAAGCTAGTCGTATGGCGGTGGTCATTCGCCATCGCCGACATGCCACCAATAACGTTGTACCCTGGCGAGACGATGCAGATCATTCTGAATGACAGTTTCGTAGGGCTAACCCACCACGACTTCGCGGCGCAAGGAACGCGGACTTTACAGGAGGCATAACTATGGGACGCTTGGTTGAAATTCCGATCCCAGGGATGTTCGGGGGAGTATCCCGGCAACCCGACGCTATTCGACCGAGCAATACCGTGGCACAAATGTCGAACTGCCTGCCGTCCGTCGTGACCGGCGGGTTCGAGCGGCGCCCTGGGCTTACCTACATCTCCCGCCTGTGGGGCGCGACGCTGGAGACGGACTACCGGGTCCACTTCATCGACCGGGACGAAACAGAGCAGGTCGTGGTCCTGATCGCGGACAGCGAAATCCTGATGTTCGACGCGCAGACGGGCGACGCGCTTACTGTGACGACGCAGGTGACCTCCTGCTACCTACACGTGGACAGCACGGGTCTCGACGGCGGCGTAGGCGTCCTGACGGACACCACGACCGGTCAGTCTGTGTTCGGTCCCTACCCGCAGGTTAGCGCCCCCGAGACCCCCTCGTGGTCCTGGCGCTCGAACGACGTGTCGTGGACGTTCAAGGTCGAGCAGTCCCCAAACGGGACGGGCTCGTGGACCGACTGGATCACTGGTGAAACCGGTGGCTCTGGCTCCGGGTCCGCTACGGCACTCGCCGCCGACACCAAGTACTTCCGCGTGAACATCACGGGCGCCGGCACCCCTGGTGCCACCGACACGTTCTCGTTCGAACTGACCATGGCGACGTGGCAGTACCTCGAAGGGATCACGAAAGAGAACATCGGCATGACCAGCGTGGCCGACTGGACCTTCATGACCAATCGGAACTACAGCAAGAACGGAGTGGACGGCACGCGCCTGAAGGAGACTGAGAGCGACACTGCCATCACCGGCACCGCGCAGAACTGGGCGGGCCTCCCCGCCGCAGCGGGCACGGGCAACGTGTGGCGCATCGTTGGCGACGGCACTGTGGACACCCGCATCCTGCGGGAGTACTACGTCATCGATGACGCGGTGGATAGCGTGTGGAAGGAATGGCGAACGCTAAATGAGCAACACGATTGGATGCTCATGACCATGCCGCATACGCTCACGAAGCAGACTGATGGGACGTATCACTTCGGCCCTGCGGCGTGGAAGCAGCGCGCGGTTGGCTCCGTCGATCTGGTCCCACCACCGACGTTCCTCGGGAAGCAACTGAAGGACGTGTTCTGGTACCGCTCGCGCCTAGGCGTGATCGCAGACGAGCAGGTGTACCTGGGGGAAGTCAACGACGCACTCGACTTCTGGCCCCGCAAGTCCACCGAGGTTCTCGACAGCGACCCCATTGACCGCACGGTCGCCACGACGAAGATCAGCAAGCTTCAGTGGGGCGCGGTCCTGCGCAAGGTGCTGTTTCTGACTGCCCCGAACGCCCAGTTCGAACTGACCGCGCTCGATAAAATGACCCCGAACGATGCCGTGCTGGACAAGACGACGGGATACCTCGCGTCCACGAACTTCAAGCCGATCCCGATGGGCAACACCATCATCTTCGCATCAGATCAAGCGCTTTGGTCCAAGGTGTACGAATACGAAGTGAATGAAGCTAGCGTCGGCACCGCCGCAGCGGACATCACCAAGCACGTGCCGGGCTACATCCCTGCGAACATCGAAGACGGGGCGGCGAGCGAGGAACACGGGTGGGTCGGCATTCTAGCGAATGCGACGCAGAACGTGGGCGGCGTCTGGGGACCGATCATCGTTGGGGGAACGCCTGTTGGTGGCCCCGCTGGTGATGGACCGCTGGACGACACCACAAACACCCTGGGAAGCCTATACTCTTACAATCGATTTGACACCGGGTCTGAGCGCGTACAGTCCGCATGGCACCGCTGGGAGTACATGAACGGCCCAGACGGTACGCCGACCGTCCCTGACGCGGGCGCTGCTAACCGGTTCCAAATTCTGGGCGTTGAAGTTCTCAACGAATTGCTGGTAGTGGTCTTCCGTGATCGGGACGGCATTCACCTGGGACACCAGATGCTCGAACGGGAACGCGGCGGACAAATCGGTGACGCGATTGGTAACGACAGTCGGCCGGTCTTCCTAGACTTGAAGATGAGCCCGGTCGACGTTGACGGAGCGTTCGCCCAGGGCTTCGCGTCCGGTTACGGACAGTGGGGGTGGGTGCGCGCGCCTTACCAGGATGACCTTGAGGAGATCCGTATTCGCTACATCGATGACCCCGCTGGCGAGGACTGGACTGAGGTCAACCCCGCCGTTCTCAACAGCATTGGCCCGTCGCGAGAAGTAGCTGAGATTTCTCTAAGCGGCGTTGCCGCCGGGCAGACCATTGACATCGGCGGTAACACGTATACTGCGCACGCTACGACCACGACCATCGCTAATCGAGAGTTCAGTATCGCAGGGACCGACGTGCAGGACATGCAGGAACTGGCGACTGTTCTGGACGATGCGACGTACGGCGTAGCAGACTGTGACGCGTATTTCGCTGCTGGCATCGGACAGATCGGACGAGTACAGATCACGCCGGATAATCCGTACGCCCCGACCCCGTTCCTGATCGAGAACATCGGGACTGGTTATTCCGTCCACTCTGATATGGCGTACCGGTGGTACAAGACGCAAGTCATTCATCCGATCCTCGGGAAATGTTATCGTTCATCCGTAGAACTCAATCGCTTGTTCATGCGAGAAGATGGCTCCCCGGACGGTGTCGCCCTCACGAATGGGCGGTTCCAGTTAAAGGACATCACGTTTGATTGGGGACGGACCACGCACGGGTTTAGCGTCACCGTCAACTACGACAGGCGGTCACGCGGGGAGGACCCAACGACGACGCAGGAGCAACAGCGGGACTTCAGATGGGATGATACGAACCCACTATTCACGACGGGTTCCCAGGGAAAATTCCGCATCCCGGTGCGAACGCAGAGCAGCAAGGCGAAGATCACTCTGTTCGCCGGGGACACCAGCGGAAACTTCGTGATCACGGGCGCCAAATACCGTGGCATGTACAGCGAGAAAGCGAGGGCAGGATAATGGGAATTGAAGTTGCAATCCTTGGCGCTGCCCTCGTCGCTTCAGCCATCGCTGCGAAGACGAGCGTTGACGCCGCACACAAGCAGGCCAAGTCCGAGATCAAGCAGATCGAGAGACAGATGAAGGCCAAGGCGGAGGAGACGCAGGCGAAGAAGGCTGACCGTGCCGCTGCCGCTGACCGAACCCTGGCGTCCATCAGTGTCGCCATGGCCGAGCAGGGCGGCGGGGGCTCCGACAACGAGCGTCGCATGCTTGACGAAGCGGCGTACCTGGAGGGTGTCGATATTGCCCGCCTGGAAGCCAACCGCACTCGGGAGATCGACGCATTGTCTGCCGAGGGTGAAGCAGTCCGCGATAACTTCTCCGCCAAGCGCACGGCGGCGATGATCGGCTTTGCGCAGAGTGCACTGAGCATCGGCTCGTCCTACTACGGGATGGGCGGACAGCCTGACATCAAGACCAACACTGGCGGAACGCCGCAGACGGGTTTTGACGTTCGCGAAAGTGGTTCTTTCTGAGGAGTGATACATGGCAGCGCCCATTGACCTGACGACCCCCCGAAACACGGGGAAGCGAGTTGGCCGAACCCGCCCGGCTCTTTCCCGAGCGACCAAGGGTCCCACGGTTCAATTGGCGCCCGCCCGGCGTCACCCCACTGCGGCAGGTGCGGGCCAGCAGGCCCTCGCGCAGTCCATCAGCAACTTCTTCCCGACCCTCACGGGGCTGGCGGAGAAGGTGGACCGGAAGAAGTTGGCTGCGCAGAAGATCGCCGACAACCGCCGCATCGCGGAGGCCGAGGCTGCCGTGCGTGCGAACCCGGACGAAGCGAAGGCTGCGCTCCAGTCCGGTCAGACCGGTGCCTTCTTTGGGGAGGACGTTGCGTCCCGGCAGGTCGCCATGGACGCCGCTGCGAGGACCATTGGCTCTGTCAGTGCCTCCCAGGACATGGAGGAACTGAAGGACTTCCTCGGGACCCTCCCGTCCGACGTGACCCTGGAGGACGGCGTTGCGCTGTTCGTCGAGGATCACATGGAGGGCGCGGAGAACGCCTACTTCAAGGACAGCTACAGCGCCAGCCTCTACGCGGGCGCCCGCCCCCTAGTGAACGACATTCGGGAGGCCCGGCAGACCCAGGCGCGTGCCGAAGCGACCGCTCTGGCCCACCAGGGCGTCCTCAGCCGGCTCCAGCAGGGCACAGTGACGGCAGACAGCCTCCCCGCGATCCGTGAGGAGGCGATGGCGACGCTGCCCGGCAACATGGCAGAGCGTGCCGTGGGCGCCGATGCGGTGGTCTACGGAGCCCTGGAGGAGCGCTACATCCTCGGCGACGGGCAGGCTGCCCGGTTGCTGACCAGGGCGATCCCTGGCCGGGACGGGCTCAGCTATCGCGACCTGTACCCCAAGAAGTTCGCTGCGGCGACGGTGAGTTCCATCGAGCGCGCCGGCCGGGCGAAGACCATGGTCCAGAAGGCACGCGCGCTCCAGATGAAGGGGCGGTTCGCGAAGCTTGAGGCGGGCCAGGGCGACGAAGGCGACAACATGCGGCGCCTCCAACTCGACGTGATCCAAGAGATGGGTAACGGCTACACCGACGAACTCGGTGGGCTCGCGGCCCGTATCGCATCCGCGCGCGAGAGCGGCGCCATGCTTGGCGCAGCCATCGACGGGCTGACCCAGGGCGACGTGCCCCCGGCTGCCGCGAACGACAAGATCAGTGAAGCCTACGTGAGCGGGCAGGTCAGTGCGCTTGCCGACAACCCGGACGTTGCCGAGCAGGCCGTCGCCACGCACGTTGCAAAGACGGGCTTCTCCAAGAAGGCGCGCGAGCAGGCGTCCACGGGCATCGTCACTGGCGACGCCGACGACGCTGCGAAGGCCCTTCAGTTCATCCAGCCGGTCCTCGCGGAAAGCACCGCGCCCGACACGGCGTTCCTGACCGAGGACGCGGCGAACATCGCGTTCCTGGCTAAGCACGGCCCCGACGATTTCGAGATGACGCGCCAGCGCTACCTGGAGGCGCGTGCGGACATCGGCAACCCGAAGACCCACCTGTCACGCCGACTGTTCGGTGACGACGCGGCGGGCGCCGAGGGTGTGGACGCAGTGGCCGAGGAAATCTTCAAGGCCGCGCATCCCTCGAACGACACGTTCCTCTGGTGGTTCCCTGACCAGCGCGATTGGGAAGACGTGGACGAGACGGTGCGTCAGATGTACCGCGACCGGGCAAACGCTACGTCCGTCGCCCTGGCGGGGCAACCGGGCGTCACGCAGGAGCAGATCGCTGAACTCGCCGCGAAGTCGATGGAGGGAAAGTCCCTGTTCGACACCATGTACATGCCTGACGGTGAGAAGCACGCTGTGGTCCGAAAGACCCCCCTGGGCATGGAGCAGTTCAACGAGAGCCATTGGGAGCAGTTGCAGAGCGAGACCGAGCGGTTCCTCCCTGGGCTCACCCTGGGCGCTCGCCCCGACAAGCACTCTGCCGGTGACGGGATGTACGCCGCGACCATGACGGACGCGGTTGGCCTCAACACCGACGTAGTGTTCCGCACGGGCGACGTGATCGACGGCATCGCTGCCGACGACCCGTTGCTTCCCGCGTTTGTCGCCATGGGCTCCACCGTCACTGACATTGGTGACGGGCGTGTCCTGGTGGAAGTCCCCGATCTGCCGGAGAACGCTGTGGCGATCCCGGTCGGTGAGGGCTCTGGCTCCCTGTTCATGACGAACACGGGCGGGCAGTGGGCGCTCCGCGTCCTCCCGCGCGACCATGGGAGCGTCGCGGAGATCAATGACCTGATGACCGAGAACGCCGAGTTGGGCAAGACCATTTGGGCCAACGAGGACGCAGTGCGGGCAGCGGGCGCAGGCACCGAGCAGCGCCGAGGCGTCTTCGGCTCCTCCATGAAGTTCACTATCCCTGGCACGGCGGCGACCCCCGAGGGTCCGCGCGCCCTGAACGAGCCTGTGGAGGACGTGGAGATCAACACGGCGCCGGCCGAGGCTGACCAGCGCATCTTCCAGGCCCCGAACCAAGCTTTCACGCCACCGATGCGCCTGCATCACCAGCGGCGCCTGGAGGCGGAGCGGGCTGAGTTCCAAGCAGAAGCACGCCAGCAGGGGATGGCTCCGGCCACCGAGACTGGCACGCGCCCCGAGGACCAGACGTTACAGGAGAGCCTCGCCGAGTACATGACGCTCACCGAGAGCCATGGTTCGTGGATGGAGAACTCCCTCGATCCCAAGCACACCGGTCGTCTCAAGACGATGGTGGAGCAGCTTGAGATCAGCGAACTGTTCCGTCCCGGCGTATACGATGACGCCAACGGTGAGAACCTGCGACCCGGCCAGCGGGCCCGGGCCAACATGACGGTCGGCATTGGCTACAACATCACCGCGCGCGAAGGTGGTGGGCAGGCCCAGCGGGAGATGGCGCAAGTCGGGCTGGACCTCGCGAGGGTCAAGTCAGGTGAGCAACGTCTCACGCGGACGCAGGGTGAGCAGTTGGCGCGCGTTGCCATGCAGAACGATCTGAACACGCTGCGGACGGATGTGCTTCGGGACGTGCGTATGTCAGATCACCGCTGGATGGCGCTCACGTCGCTGATGTACAACGTCGGTGTTGGGCGGATGCGCAACTGGACCTTGATGGACCAAGTGCGCGACGGGGAATACGAAGCTGCGACCCGTAACATCGCAATGCACATCGACAACGTGGACCCGAAGTGGAAGGAAGGTATCGTTCGCCGCCGCTACCTGGAAGCCATGATGTTTTGGGGCAGCTACCCGCTCCCCGCAGGCATCCCGACGCCAGCGGAGATGGGGGCGCACGCGCAAGCCGAACTCCCCAAGGGGAAGCGTGGTGAGGTCGATCCGGCCGCACTGGAGCGGAACATCAACGCCGACCGGGAAGCCATGAAGGGCGTCCTCGGGCGTGCAACGCGACGTAAGAAGCGATAATGGAGTGAGCCATGCCGTTAAAGCCACAGGAGATCACGGAGTTCGCCTCGATCCACAATCGGAAGGTCGAGGCTGACCTGTCCCAACCTCCTGTTTCGCGCGTGGCTCCTCCGGTTGCTCCCGAGGGTCCCCGGGTCTACGAAAGCCTGGGCGCTGCCATCGCGGGCAACGGTATCACCACCGGCCTCATTCGGGCACTGGAAGAAGACGGTACGCCCGAGTGGGACCGAAACTGGACGATGGACCAGAGCATGCAGGACCCGGAGGTTGCGTCATTCGTGAACGACGCGCTCGCCACCGGGGACGAAGCGGTCCTGGGGAACCTCGGCACTGCCGGGTCCCACGAGGAGATGCTACAGATCATCGCACAGGCCGAGAAGGCGCGCGAGCGCAACCGCGTTGCTGCGGCCAACGGTGCCCTGATCAACTTCGGCGGCGCCCTGATGGGCGTCGGCATTGACGCACTGATCACGCTCCCCCTCACGATGGGGGCAGGTGGGGTCGGTAGTGCAGCCATGACCGCCCGCACCGTGGGCGCCCAGCGCGCCATTGGCGCAGGCCGGGTTGCCTACGTCGGCGCCATTGAAGGCGCGATAGAGCGAGGGGTCCAGGCGCAGACCGACCCCACCATTGGCGTCATGGACATCGTTGCGGAGAGTGGCCTGGGTGCCGTCTTCGGCGCGGGCCTCGGAGCCCTGGCCCCACGTATGGTTGGCGGCGTAGGCTTGCAAGCAGTCAAGCGCGGCGACGACATCGTGACCAGCGCGCAAATCCAAGACATCGTTGACCCCCCGGCACAGCCCGTGGGCGCAGCGGCGGCTCCGGCCGACATTCCCTCTGGTGCCCGGCCGGCACGCGGAGCAAAGTCGGTGGTCGGCCGCATCTTCAAGTCAAAGCGGCAGGGCACGCGCCTCGCGTTCCTGTCGAACCCCCGCCGCGTCATGGTAGACTTCATGGCCCGCGCGCGCGAGCATGCGGACGTGACCGGTGATCCCTCGCTGGCCGAGGTTGGCGACCGTCTCTCCGCGATCATCCGCACGTCGGAGGTTCGCGAGGAGGAGATCGGTGGCGCCGCCTCCCGTACCGTGTCCTACCAGGATCGCTCGCGGGACATGCGGGTCATCCGTGCGGTACGCGAGAAGGACGCCGACGCGAACTACAAAGCGATGCGGGCCGACGTGTTCGACCCCAACATCGTGCAGAAGATCGGCAACATGGGTCCCAAGCTTCTGCGGACCATGCCGACGCAGGTCCACTTTGAGCAGATGGCTCGACTGGCGCACCTGAAGAAGACTGACCCCGACCAGTTCGGCGAGATGTCGATCCTTGACGCCGACCCGCTCTTTCGCGAGACGGTAGACGAGGACACCCTGGAGCGCATGCTTCCCCACCTGGAGAAGGAGGGCGCGGCAGACCAGAAGTACTACGACGACTTCGTGGAGCCTCTCCGCGAGGCCGGGCTGATCGACGACACCGACCTGATCGAGATGTACACTCCGCAGTCCTGGGACACCGCAGCCATCGAGGGTGACCCGATTGCGTTCTCCCACGTACTGCGTACCGCAGTCCTGCGGATGGGTCCGTCCGACGAGTTCTTGGCGAACGCTGGGCTCCTGCGCACCGTCGCTGACGAGCAGCGCGCCATCGACCTCCAGAAGCAACTGGACGAGATCGCGGAGAAGCCGGCGACTACAACCCCGCAGGGGAAGGCGTCGCGCGACAAGGCAGTCCAGAAGAGGCAGGCCGAACTCAAGGACATCGAGGCGAAGAAGTACGGCAGCGCCGAGGAACTGAAGACCAGCGATCCCGAACTCTACGCCGAGTACAAGGACATTTGGGACGCCACCGTGCATGACATGGCGACCGACGCGGCCGAAGTGGCACAGCGGCAGGTCCAGGCAGAACTCGACATCCTCGCGGCCAAGACCGTGCAGGAGGCGAACGAAAAGGCGTCGAAGAAGGTCAAGACGCAGCAGGCGGACCTGGAGCGCGCGCAGGTCGAACTGAAGGGCCTGGGCCGGTCAAAGAAGAAGGCGGCACAGCGCACGAAGGTCGCCACCCGGATCGCTCGACTGGAGCGGCAGATCGCCAACGAGACGGAGAAGCTGGACGCACTCAACGCGGCCCTGGGCAACACGAAGTTGCTGCGGGAGGCGGCAGAGAAGTTCGGCTCACGCGGGCGCAAGCGCGGCGTCAAGAAGGTCGCGAAGAAGCTTGACGCGGCCGAGGAGCGCACGCTGAAGCGCATCATGGCGCGCACCATCGAGGAGGAAGTGACCTCGATCCGCAACAACATCATGGGCGAGAAGGCCCTGGGCGGACAGCCCCCGGCGTTCATCGAGAAGTCCGGTCGGTTCCAACGCCGGTACTTGCACCTGGGGACCGCAGAGTTCGACCCCGAGGTCCGCCGGTTCCTAAGAGATAGCCGCGAGGAACTCCGTTCGTCGTACCAGCAGAGCGCGGGCAATCATCTCGCGCTGCGGCAGGCCATGGGTGAGCCCACGGCAGGCCGGGGCAACGACGCCAACGAGTTCATCGGCGGACACCGCGCAGACATCATGCGGAAGATCGACACCGCCCTGGAGAACCCGAAGCTGTCCGACGCACAGCGGCAGGCGATCACCGAGGACCGGCGTGCCGTTGGCATGCTGTTCGACGGGCTCATGGGCGAGATCACGCACGCGCACGCTGCGAAGATCGACGACGCGTTCCGTGGCTGGTCGGCGTTCGAGGGCATCGCCAACAATCTCGTGTCGGCGTCCATGCTGGGCTCGTCTGTGTTCTCACAGATGGCTGACGTGGCAACGATGTTCATGGCTTCGCCCAACCACCGCGCACTGTTCGAGGCGGTGTGGAACCAGCCCGCGATCAAGCGGGAGTTGCTTGAGTTGGCGCAGAAGGAGCCCGAGTTGCTCGTATACGTGCAGGGCCTCACCGCGACCATCGACGGCCGCATCGCGAACACGGTGGGCGAGGAGTTCGCCAAGGCGACCCCTGGCTCGACCCTTCGTCGGTTTCAGCAGATTGCCAACACGGCAGCGCAGGTGCAGATGAAGGCCAACCTCATGAACCTGATGACCCGCTGGCAACAGCGGACCTTCGGGAACATGGTGGTCGTGCAGCTTGAGCGGGACCTCGCTGATTGGGCCAACGTGCCCGAGCAGGTGAAGACCGTCTACGCCCGCCGGGGCATCAGTTCCAATGAGGCGGAGCAGATGCACGCGCTTCTCCAGAAGCATCATCACGTCATCGGTGGACGCTGGAAGGCGCCGAACACCGCCAAGTGGGCGCAGGAGCGTCCTGACCTTCTCGCCAAGTACAAGAAGATGCTGGACACGGCGCAGGAGGAGGCGACCATCACCGCTGACATCGGTGACCGCCCGTTCATCCGGCACGTCCCCATGGGGAAGATGCTGACCGGGCTGTTGGGGTACGCGTTCGCATCGAGCGACCGGTACATCCTGCCGATGGCACAGCGGGCCGCAATGAACCCGAAAGACGTGACCCCGTACTTGAGCGTACTCATGGGATTACACATGGGCATCTTCTCAGACTTCGCGCGCGCAGCGACGCGCGGGCAAGCCGAGGAGTGGTTCGCGCAGCTTGAGGACGACGAGGGGTGGCGCGACATGTACGCCAAGGGTTTCCTGAGAAGTCCGATGGCAGTGGCCCACTCTGGCATCGTGTCAGAGATCGCGTTCAATACGTTCGGGCGTCAAGCCAACGACGGCATCGAAAGTCTCACGGGCGTTCGCCCGTTGCCCCAAGCGGCCACCCGGTTCAGGGAGGGCGAAGGGCTCGCACCGCTACTCGGACCTGCGGCGTCCTTGGCACAGCGCACGATGCGTGTCGGCCAGAAACTTGCAGACGGGGAGTGGGAAAAGGCGTGGAACCAAGCATCGAGGATGATGCCTGTGATCAACACGTTCTACCTCCAGGCTATCCTCAACGCCATGCAGAAGGATCAGTGAAATGGCAACGTATGCAGACACCACCTTTACCGCGTCCGGTGCCGACCCTGAGACGCATGACATCACTTGGCCATTCCAAGACCGGGCGGACGTTCTCGTCTACCGGAACGGAGTGTTACTCGTCAAGGACACCGACTACCGGTTCTCTGGCGCGTCACAGCTTCAGTGGTCCTCCGCATTTTCGTTGAACACGGCGGGGGACACCATTCGGGTCCTCCGGTCCACGTCGCGGTCCTCACGCCTCACGACCTACACCGCAGTTCGATTGAACAAGGATATCCTAGAAGCTGACAGTCTCCAAGCATTCTACATGGCGCAGGAAGCGCTCGACGCCACGGAGGCTGAGGGCTCTCTGCTGGAGAGCACAGACGCGGGGGCTGGCTACGGTCCACAAGCAACCCTCTATCGGAATTCTGTCAGCCCCGCAGACAGCGACGGGCTTGGGGAGTTCCTGTTTGACGCCAACGACAGCGGAGGGAACCGCACGACTGTAGCTGCGCTTCGTACCACCTGGATCGACGTAACGGACGGAACTGAAGACGCGGAGGTCGCTATTCGCACCGTGGCAGCGGGCACGCTCGCTGACCGCGTCGCTGTTCGCCAAGGTTTCTTTGGTGTCGGCGCGACAGGGGGCGATCAAGGCGCAGACACAGTCAACATGTCGGCGTACTACATTGACGGCACGGACATCTTGAGCAGCGTCGTCCTTCAAAAAACCTACGTGTCCTCTCTCCAAACGATTACGTCGGGCGGGCTTTTAACGCTGGTCCACGGCCTTGGCGCAGAGGCCAAAGTTGTCGAATTGGTTCTACAATGTACTGCGGTTGACGCCGGCTACAGCGTTGGAAACCGCATCATCATACAGCAAGCCAGCCCGTTCCTGACAGTGGGGCGCGGTATGGTGATCCTGACGACGGCTACGCAAGTTCAAATCCGATATTCTTCGGATGCCAACGCGTTTGCGTACCCCGCTAAGATCACCGGAGTGCTGACGGCACTCGACAACACCAAATGGCAGATGGAAGTGAGGGCTTACGCATGATCACCGTCACACAAACTCCCCGCCCCCCTATGCACTATCAGAGAGACGGTACGTACGTGGGCTCCATCACCTTTTTGGATGTTCGAACTGTCGAGACGGACGCTGAGGGTGTCGTAATCTCCGATGAGACGGTGGTCGTAGGGGGCCCGCCCGGCGTCGGTTGGCTAAGCGTTCCGACAGCCCCCGCGAACGCAAATCGTGACACGTGGAACGGATCGCAGTGGGTCACAGACGCTACCTTGGTCGACAATGACCGAGAGGCATTGGCAACAAACGCACTAAACGACGCAATTCACAAAACGATCCGAGATGTGTTGTATGACATGGAGAACCGCGTGCGGGCTCTTGAAGGTCGGCAGGCCGTCTCACTGAGTGTCTTCACGAAAGCACTCAAGGGTATCGTGAAGGGCTACGTGTCATGAGGCAGATCGACTACCTCGTTCAAATCTCCGAAGACGTGGGCGAGATGAAGGGCGCCGTGAAGGCGCTCGACGCGAAGCTGGACACGCACATCCTAGATGGTGGGTGTGTTCAGAAAGACCACGAGACGCGACTGCGTTCCGTGGAGACTGGCCGCGCCCGCCTGCTTGGCGCGCTTGCGGTCGTGGCGCCCCTCGCAGGTGCGGGTGGCGCTTACCTGTTCAAGACGTTTGGAGGAAGTTGATATGGAGACACTGTACGAACTGTTGCCGGTTCTGCTCACCGCCCTGGTGGGCGCCGCTGTGCCGATGGCTGTCGCCGCGTACTACGCGTGGCGTGCGAAGGTCGTGGCAGACGGCGTGAAGGACTGGCAGGACGTGGTCGTGTCCTTGGTGGATAGCGTCGCCGAGGAACTCGACGAGGATGAGGGGCCGAAGGCATGAGGAACTTTCTCGTGCTGGGTATCGCAGCCTTGCTACTCGCTGGCTGTGGGCTGACCGACGCTGGCGACAAGATCCGTGGGAAGATCCGCGACAAGGGCGCCGACGTGATGGACGCTCAGATCGACAACTTGCTGTGGGGCCTCTGTCTGGAGGCGAGCCACGGTTCAGTGGAGCGGAAGTTCGGCGTCTCGCAAGACTTGGCGGACGCCTACAACAAAGTCTGTGACGTGGCCCGCGAGAGCCACACGCTCAAGACCGAGGGGCCCGCAGACACCGAGTGAGGAGGGAAGCCTGTGGCTAAGAAAGCACCGAAGACGAAGCAGAAAATGAGTGCCGAGGCCCAGGCTGAACTCGGCGTAGTCCGCCAGTGCATCGAGTGCTGGGAGGACAAGCCAGTCAGTAAGAAGACGTTCGCCCTGTCGAAGCGCAAGAACAGCCTTCGTGGATGGGCGAGCGTCTGCCGCGTGTGCCAGGGCGTCACGGCTGCGGAGAAAGGCGTCACGCGCAACGTCGCGCGGAAGGTCGATCTGGCGGCGCGGACTATCATTGACGAGATGTATGCCTGCCATCCCGAGCGTCAACGCGCGCGCTTGGAGGAGATCAAGAAGGAACTCGACGACCGACTGGTTGCGCTCGATCACGACGAAGCTGCACAGTTCGAGTTGTTCATCGACATTCTTAGTCCACTTGTCGCCGGGTGGATGGAGCCTGGAGCGATCCACGACGACATCAAAAAGGGCTTACTTTCCAAACACTTACGGGTACTTATCGTCGCCACCCGGTACAGCGCGAAGTCCACACTGACTGGCATGTACGTCGCGTGGAAGATTTGGCGCGACCCGCTCACCAAAATCCTGGTGATCAGTCGCGGAGAAAACTTGGCGAAGCGAATGTTACGCGTCGTGCGAAAAGTTTTCATCGAGAACTGTCCGCTGTTCGAACACCTGCGCCCGACCGAGGACTGCCTTGACGCCGCCGACCAGTTCCAGACGCCGCAGGCCGCGAAGGTTGCGACCGGCGGTGTGACGCTCATGTCTCTCGGCGTCACGTCGAACTTGCCGGGCTACCGTTCCGACGAAACCATCTGCGACGACGTGGAGGGTCCGAAGGATGACACGCCCGAGAAGATCGTTGACCTGGAGGAGACGCTGAACGAAATCCACATGATCAACCCGAAAGGGCGCAAGATCATGCTGGGGACGTACCAGTCGGAGTTCTCCGTCTACGCCAAGCTCGCCGACCTGCAAGACGACGAAGACGAGCGCGTGTGGGAGGAGCATCGCGCGTGTATGTTCGAGGAAGACGAGGTTGACGGGAAGAAGATGATCACGTCCCGCTGGCCCGGCATGTTCACCGACAAGCAAGCGATGGACTGGCGCCGCTCTGTAACGGAGCGCGCGTGGCGTCTGCACGCATTGCTGATCGCGGACCCGACAATCCTGAACGAGCGTCCGCTGAAGATCAAGGACCTGATCGTGGTCAACCGGTCCCCCAAGGACTTCACGTTCCCGGTCAGCATTGACGCGGGCGGGGAGAAGCTGAACATCCCAACCTGGGCAGCGCCGAAGGGTGACGCGTGGTTTGGCCCCCGCACGATGTCGACCGAGTGCGCCCGTTACGCCATGACCATCGTGGCAGTTGATCCGGCCTCTGGCCTCGCCGGCCGCGACGCCATCGGTGTCGCTGTGCTAGGCGTGACCCCGGCGGGCTACGGGGTGATCCGTCACATCGAGGGCGTCCGTGCTGTGTCGAAGGGTGATGCACTACGTCGCGTCGCGCAGATCGTCGCGCAGTTCTCCGCCACCGTCCTGGTGGTTGAGGAGTTGGCGGATGGCTTCTTCGGTGAGACGCTGGAGGGCCAACTGGTCCTGCTTGGATATCCCATGGCCGTCGAGAAGGTCACGGCGGGGTCACAGAAGAAGGGCCAGCGCATCATCGAGGCGCTCGCGCCCCCGATGGCTGCGGGCCGCATCTGCATCCTTGAGAGCGTTGCTCGCTCCGATCACGGCGGCGAGTTCGTCAATCAAATGGTCCGCGTGTCCTACGACGGACGTACCGGCAGCAAGTCGAAGGACCACGACGATTACGTGGACGCGCTCTCGCACGCTGTGCAGCGCGCGAAGGGCTCGTTGATTTCGGACATCGCGGACAACATCGCGAACTACGAAGCCGACAAGCTGGAGAACTACCGGGGCCGCTCTCTGCGGGAGGGCGGTCTTGGAACTGCCGGAGGTATCACCCTCGGCATTGGCCGTGCGGACGCACCGCGCGACATGTTTGGGGACCTTCCGCTCGCGGAGCGCTTGCTGGAAGAAGACCAAGTGTTGATATCCATGACCGAGCGGCGTGACCGTTTGGCGGCGACCGTGCAGACTGACCTCGCGGTTGGGCGCGAGCCCGACTTGAGGATGGTCAACACGATCCGCAATTTAACCAATCAAATCAAAGAGTTGAAGGAGGTCCAAGTTCTATGAGCATCGTCATCCGCGCGTTCCCGACGAGCTTGTGATGGCTCTCGTGGCTGACATGCGGCAGGATGCCATCGACGCGCAGACTGCCCGGTACGACGCGATCAAGGCGGAACTCGACCGCCTTGTCGCAGCCGCTCCTACGAAGGAGCGGGTGAGCGAAGACGACCTACGCACCGCTCACTACGTCGCGGGTGCACTCACTGAAGATTGGGGCGTGCTAGGCACGTTCACGTCTTCTCTGTTCACCCGTCAACCACTCCTCGGTGTCACGGCAGGGCAACCTTCCGCGATGCAGACGAGCCTCAACTCCTACCTGACTACCGTGCTTGGGCTCACCGCAATCGTGTGGTAAGGCCGGCACATAGAGAGGGACTAACATGGCACATGTACCACAGGAAGCGGTGGTTGTGCTAGACGATGAGACCCAACACGTCCTCCCGATCACCGATCCCTATAGTCCGCACGCCATTGTGGAGAACATTGCGCAGGTCGGCTTCTGGCTTCTGGTGACGAAGGGAGCGAAGGTTGAGCAAGTCTACACTTCCCCCGTCGCTATCCGGCGGATCACTTTGAGGGAGGCTTAACCAAACCCCGCCCAAACAACCCCCTCTGCCGACCGTACGGAGGTCGCATGCAAGACGACGACGATAAAGACCTGGAACTAGTGTACGAGTGTGAACTGCGGTACGACCCGCGCCTGATCGCACTCGTCATCTTCTTGCTTGGCCTCGTGATCGGGGCAGGCTCCCACTGGCTGTTAACATGAGGAGAGCACATGCCAGATAGAGAAATGGTCTACGCTGCCATCAACACGGAACGGGATTATCAGGACGCGCTGGGTTCCGACCGCACTGATGGGGGCGCGCATACTGTCGGGGATTACGTGACAATGCTCCAATACTACCAGCACGTTCTGGTGGCGAATTGGACGCTGTACCCCGGAGACACTATGGCGCTAGACACTGTGCGGAAGATCGCAGGCATTGCGGTACGCTGCATGGAAGAACACGGCGCCTTACCAAGGGAATGAGGAGAGAAACGTGAGACTGACCAATCTGCGCTTCGTGCGCAAAGGAACCAAGCTGTCCGTGCTGGGCACGGTGTTTGACAAGTTCAAGAAGCCGGCGAAGCTGCACATCAAGTTCGACACGCTGGAGGACCCGCAGGGCTCCGAGGAGTGCACCATCATCACCGGAGACGCGGCGACCGTGGGCAAAATCCTCGCGGCGCTCGCCGAGAGCGCGTGGTCCAATGGTTGGCGCCCGGTCGGCCTGGAGACGGCCCTCGCGGACACCATCAAGAAGCACGGCCGCAAATGAGCCCGTGGATTGCCCTGGTGATGGGCGGCGGCTATCTGGTCATCGTGGCCTGCGCCATTTCGGTCCTGTGGGCGGGCCTCGGGTGGCCCTGGGCGGACTGACACCCAAATGTCCCCCTCTGCCAGAAGCCCCGGAGAAGACCTCCCACTTATCCTATAGGTATCCACTGGTTATACCTTAGGTCTCCAGTGGTCCTATGCTGACTGCTGTAACACACCCACAACCAATCCATGGAGGAGAGCCCATGAGCGAAACCCCTACTTACACCCCTGGCTCGCGCCCCGGCATCGCCAAGCCCCTGTCTGATCGGGTTGGACAGGGGGACCCCAGTGGCAAATACTTCGGTCAAATCCTAAGCAGCGACGAGGAGAAGCGCGTTGACGAAAAGGGAGAACTCGTCGTCCACGGCAAGACGTGGGGGGAGGCCCAAACGGGACTGTACCTTACGTTGTTCGCCCCCACGTACCCCCGGGAGTTCCCGGCGCCCTACGGACGAACTATCCGCCTCACCGCCCGCACCGCTCTCTGGCTCGACGTTGGCCGAGGACGTGTTCGTGCCCCCGTGTCTGGGGTGGGCCTTTGTCTCGAACTTCCCAGCGATCTAGGACAAGACCCGCTCAAGGCACAGTACGTCTCCGAGTGGATCATAAGCACGGTCAAGGAGATCCTCGCCGCGCGCGGCGAAAGCCCCTGGCTCCCCGAGAACGTGCAGGTCGCCCTAGCCATGGAGTGTGACGGGGCAATCGGGAGGGCCGGACTGTGAAAGCGAACAGCACCATCAAGGGATGGACGATCCTATGGTCCCTCTGGCTCCCCACGTTCATCCTATACCCCCCGGTCCCCAAGAGTTCCCCCGTGGGGCATCACCCCGGTGTGCTCCGTCCGATGTATGGACTGGATATCGGTCGCGACATTTGTCTGAACGTCCCACTGCAATTCTCTTGGCACTGGAACCACTCTTCGTGGGGAGTGTGGTTTGACTGGGGGAGGATCGGGAAATGAGGATCATGGAGAAGCGCTGATGGAGATCCTTGCCGTTAGCAGCGTTGCGCTCCTATACGCGTGGGCACTGTACTGTGTGTGGTTGCTAATCAAACGGAGGGACGACCAGTGAACCGACTAACCTACATCAAGTGGCTCGATGCATGCTCCGAACCGACCATCGAATGGACGGACATGTCCGCCTGCGAGTTCACCTTACAGGAGGTCGAGAGCGTCGGCTGGGTAGTGTCCGACGAGGAAGACCACGTTGCCCTCGCGCAGAACATCCACCAAGACGGCCCCGAGGACGACGACCCGCGCATCGCGGGTGTCATCGTGATCCCCAAGGTGAACATCATCTCCCGCGTGAGGGTTGAACCCCTGGAGGTCTATAGTGTGGGGGAGGAGGCTGGGCCTCCGGCTGTTTGCGATCCGAGCGCGGTGGATCGAGTGGCTGTGCGTCCGAACCTCGGCTGGGGGTCAAGGACGTGATGCGGTTGGCGCGAGCGCTGACGGCTGAGTGATCGAGCGAAGGGGGGTCAGGGCGCACATCCGCTGGCTCTGTCCCCCCCGCGCGCGTTTGAAATCCCCCCGTACCCCCGCGACCGCTTCTCATTCGCAACAACGCCGGCAAACCAAGGGAAAACCTAGGGTTTGTCACTGCGCAAGGGATGTGTTATCCCTTGTGCGCCATGCTGGGCTCTGGGCGTCGCGGCGCCCGCGCACACCGGGCCACACTGCATGCAATTAGCCCAATGATATCAATGGGATGCACCAACTCTGCGCTTCTTAGGAGACTGTTTTTACTGCTAGATCAAGGGGTTACACCACATCAGCCGCCCGCCCAAACCTTGGGGTACACAAGGCGCAGCGCGGCCCGATCGACCTGTAACCCCTTGATCTCCCAAGGGTTTTCAGAAAGTTCTTGAACATCGGATTGCCAATCCCCATCTGTACATCACGACCAAGACACAGCGCCGCACCGGACCATCCTACGGTGCCTTGCCACCCTGGACTAGGCAAGTTAAGAGCGCGGGGCATATAGCTCGATAATCTGGCCCTTGCGGTACATCCACTGCACGCGGGAAACAGCGCGACTGCTTATAGCACGGCGACAGCGCCCCGGCACGAAAGCAGCGCAAGGTCTGAAGGCGAAAGCCGCGTTTCATTCGCGCGGCCGGTGCCTGAACAATCCAGAATGATCAACGGTCGTTTCAGTTTACAAGCCGAGCAACGCTAAGCTTGCAACGCAACGCCAGCAAGTCGCTACACGCGACGCTGCGCCTTTGCCTGCGCAAGCCACTTGCGTTGCTCAACTGGTCAACTGTGTAGGGGTTTGGAGCATGAAAAAGAGCCGCAAGCCGCGCTTCCCGCGTGGCGCCAAGAAGGCCGCGTTGCGCCACATTGCGCATTGCGTTGCTGTTGGCACAATGTCCGAGCGCGTCGCGCGCAAGCATCGCGGCGCCGTTAGCAAGGCGCGCGCACAGTGAGGCGCCGCCCCGCGCGTTTGCCCGTGTCACCATTTTGGTTTACAGGTTTAGCACTGTTCTTCATCGTCGCCGCAATGTATCGCACGGCGGTAACACTAGGGGGACTATGATGCTACGCGTAATCTTCTGGGGATTGTTCGCGGTCGTTATGGCGCGTGCCGTCCTGATCAGCATAGGAGTTGGATAACATGACCACTGCGCAAATCTTAGAGCGTATCGCCTTACGTGCCATGAGCCCTGCGCACGCCAAGGCGTGGGCACTGAACATATTGCACGATGTGCAGAACACTGGCCGCGTTGTCCTTGACGGCGGGGCAATCCGCATCACCATAACCAAGGGGTGACTTATGGACACTGACATTCTGTTCAATCCCGTTGAAGTGTCTAGCACAGGCACGGTTTACTTCAAAAAGAACGGGGATCATTCGCCGTGTATCATCTACTCACCTTGCGAAATTCCTGCGCTAATACGGAAACTCGCGGAAGCAGTCGAGCGAAGCAGGGAATTCGCGGAGGAGGAATTCGAAGCTGAGCGCAAAGCCAACGAGCGTTGCGGGCCCTGTTGACAAGGTGTAGCAGCGTTACCATGCGTTGCGCTGCTACCACATGTCAACTCAAACCATAGGAGCAGCTTATGCGAAACGTAATCCTCGCGGTTGCGCTCGCGCTCACGCTTGGCGCTTGCACTGTAAGCCGCATTGACGTTCAAGCCTACGCAGGCTGGAAAGTCAAAGCCAAGCCGTCTGCTACGCTACAGACAAATTGTCGCCTGTGCACTGGCGTTGTTATCTCATTCTGGCAATAGGAGTACACCATGGCACGCTGGGCCAAGCGAGATTACGTGTTTGCCGCTGACATAATCCGCGAAGGGGATTGTGGATACGGCGCGCGTACGCAGGTGGCGTTCTGTCTTCGCCGCTTTGCGAAGGACAATCCCAAATTTGACGGTAAGCGTTTCATCAAATACGCTTACTCTGATCCGTTCGGAGGCTGTTATAACAGCGAACTGCGCCTCTTATGGGCGCGCTTGAGAAAGGGTGTTATCGATGACAAGTAACGAAACCTTCCACCGCATCTGCCCGCCGCGTTCCATGCTGGGCAAGCGCGCGCACGAGAGCGGGTGGCGCACAAAGTGCATCATGCTGTTCCCTATCGCAAAGCACGTGAGCGACAACGTCGCCGCCAAGTGTTTCGCGCACATGCATAAAGTGCTTTCACTGCGCTTCGGCGGGTACAGTGATCGCATGGGTGGCGGCGGGTGGATTGACCCGGACACGGACGCGTCTGTGGATGAGCGCCACTGCGAACTGTCCGTGTCCTACAAGCCGAACGCAGAGAACGACGCGTGGCTTCAGGACTTCGCGGAGTACAACGGGCGCATCCTCGGGCAGAAGTGGATGCACATTGAGTTCCACACGTTCCGCGTCGGCCACGTCAAGGTACGGTAATCTGCGGCAGCGCGTCTAGGACGGCGCGTTGCACTGGATCACTGTGGGAGTTTCGACATGACTGATACGAAGACCGTTGGTCCCGGCGGGTGCTACATCTTGCCAGATGGCGAGTTTCTGCCCGTCGAGTTCCAGGCACACTACGTCGCCGAGTGTAAGTTGTCTCGGGAGAAATGCGGCGTGACGTCGAATTACGACGACGACTACGTGCACTACAACGTCCGCGACGAAGGTGGCGTGCGCGTGTCATTTGGCAACGCTGCGGACGTGTACATCGAGTGGCGCAAGGCCGTGACGCTTCCCGCGTTGCGCTCACTGCGTCGCATCCTCGCGCAGCTTGAGGAACACGGCGACAACGTTGGCATCGACGAGCCGGAGGATGGCTATCGTTGCCACGGGCTCTGCTGGACTTCCCTGAAGGGCTGCGTCAAGCGTAGCATCGACACGCTGCGCGCCAAAGCACTGGAGGAACGTAATGTACAAATCGCACCAACCACTGATCAGCAGATGGGCGCGTGAGGATAGCGAGAACCTGCGCGACGTGATGCAGTTCGTTATCCTGACCGTGCGTTGTCCGCTGCGTCGCGCAGTGGGTGACTTGCACGCGCTCCGCTCGCCTAACGACAATGAGCGGGACGACACGGAACGCTCCGCGTTGTGGGGCTGGAAGCACGAGGCGTATTCGTACGTCGAGGCGAACCACGAACACATTCATGCGCACCTGGAAGACCTGTGGGCATCCTCGGGCAAGCCGAGCGTCGTTGAGGACGCCATGCTCGCCTATGTGTCCAGCCTACCGGGCTTCGGCATGGTCAAGGCAGGCTTCGTGTTGCAGATCGCCTATGGCATCTCGGGCTGTCTCGACAGTCACAACGTGCGACGTTACGGACTTGACGCTAACGCCATTGGTGCCAAGAAGGCGAAGGTCAAGAGACCGGTGACGCGCATGAAGCACGTGCGCAACTATCGCCGCATGGTCGAAACGCTTGGCGGCACCGAGGCACTGTGGGACACATGGTGCGCGTACGTCGCCGAGAACCAGCCGAACAGTTACTCTTCGGCCGAACAAGTGAGCGCGCTGCACGCGCACGCGTTCGAACTGATATGACCCGCCGGCAACGCTGGGCACTGGTCATCGTGTTCCCGGTGTCCGTCATTCTCTGCGGCCTGCTTTGGGCCGCGTTCACCCTGTACAATAGGAGAAAGCATGGTAAAGGTGATAAGTGTCAATAACCCCGCGCCCACGTTTACCGTGGAGTTATCCGCAGATGAACTTCGCTTGCTCACCCTCTTCACTGGTCAGACTAACTATGCATGTCTGACCACGTTCGGGGCCAGCATCAGCAATTCCCTATATGACGTACTCGCCCGCGCGTGCGTCGAGCATAATGTAGGTCAGGACTTGACCGACGATGAAGAATTCGAGGAATTCTTCAGGGGTGGTGACAGTCTCACCACGGGCACGTCATGAGCATACTCCGCTGCAACGACTGTGAAAGCGTCCGCGACACCGACAGTTACCCCGAGGGCTTCGTGGTAGTTGACGGCAGCGACGCTTTCCTGTGTGAGAACTGCCTGGACGGGCGTGTCAATCTCGCCCTCGCGCAGATCGATCGGTGTGACGCCGCGCATGAAGCGCAGCAATACGCCGATGACTTCTACTTCACCAATGGGCGCGCGGAGGTCAATCGCCAGACGCGCGCCGCGCACGTTGCGGTCTTGAAGGGACTGGGTTATGAATAAGCTAATCATCCGTGATGACGACGAACTGGAGCGCACGCCAGCGCACTCCGAAGAACGCCATGACTTGCGAAAGCAGGGGTACGCCGTACCACTGTTCCCCATCATTGACGAGGAGACTGATCCTTATGTCCTGTAAAAACATTCGCATCGTGGCGGATAACAATGCCGCCGCCTACGCTTCCGTCACTCCGATGTATAGCGGCAGCGAGAAGCTGCGCGCGCATCTGACCGAGCGCCCCGACACCACCGGGTGGTTCGAGTGGAACGCCCTGGGCCTGCGGAAGTACGCCGAGTTCTTGTCCACGGTGGCCGACTACATGGACGCGCGGGAGGCAGAGATGGCTGCGACGAATACGCCCGCCGATGTCATCCTCACCAAGCTGCGGACGTTCAACAAGTAATCTGCGGGAGCGCATCGGGCTAACGGTGCGTTCCACTGGATAACTTGGAGGTAGTCATGATCACCATTGGAACAAAGGTCCGGTTCACCGCAGAGTTCTTGCGGAACACTGGGCAGTATACGGGGACCGTCCCGTTCATGGGCGGACCCACCGTCGAGATCACTCCGCTAGGTGAACAGCGGTTGATCACTTTCCGTGACCCGCTCGTGGGCAACTGGACTGCCCTTGAAGCCAACCTGGAGCCATACACATGACTAAGCAAGAACGTGCGGCCGACTGTGCAGACTTCGCCATGGCGGCACACCGTGTTGCTACGGCGACACCCTCGACTGAACCCGAGGAGACCAGCGTTATTGACCTACTCGCCGACCTGATGCACTACGCTAAGATACGGGACGTTGATTTCAGCGACGCCCTTCGTATTGCGCGTGTGCATTTTGATGAAGAGGAGGCGATTGACGAATGACCAAACTTCTGCCCCCCAACCGGAATTGGGCAGTGGTCTGCGATCTGGACGGCACGCTGGCGAACAACCAGCACCGCGTTCATCACGTACTACACGAGCGCGCCGCCGACCGGGACTGGGACGCGTTTCACCGGGAGATCCTGGGGGACGCCGTGCACATGCCGGTGGCCGCAGCGTTCAACGCGCTGGGTAGTCTGCCCGGCATGCAGCGCGTGATTGTCACCGCCCGCTCGATCATTGACCACGAACTGACTAGCCTGTGGCTCGAAAAGCACTTCATCGACTTCGACCACATGTTCATGCGTGGTACCAAGGACTTCCGCGATGACGCGCTGGTCAAGCGGGATATCCTGCGCAACATGCGCAATCACTACGGACTGGAACCGTGGATAGTGCTCGACGACCGCGACCGCGTCGTTAGCATGTGGCGCCGTGAGGGCATCACGTGTTTCCAGGTAGCAGATGGAGGATTTTGATGAACATTGAGAAGAAGGTAAACGCGTGGCTGACCGCTGGTGACGTGCGGCACGCCGTCCGTGATTTTGTTCGTGCGCGCGTGGAGTGTCAGGGGTTCCGTCCTGATATTTCATCACCTACTGGCTTGGACGGGCTAAGTGAGGCAAAGCATTGCGTGTGCGTCACTCTGGAGGAGATTGAGCAGTGAGTTCTCACCCCTTCGGCCCTCCGCTCGTCTCCGAGCGAGAAGAGGCCGCGCGTGCGTTCCGGCACAAGCCCGCGCATGCGCTGTTTCCACGCGCTGCTGCACGCATCGCCGAGGGCATGTGTGCGGACACGAAGTGTGACAACACCATCGACGGTTTCACCAACAGTCTGTCCCGTCGCGAGTGGACGATCAGCGGACTGTGTCAGTCGTGTCAGGACAACGTGTTCGTCGAGGGCTCGTGGACACCGCCCGAGCCTGTCAAGCAGGAGGAGGAATGAGCGGCGCCTGGATCGTCTGGATCATCTGCGCGTACGCCCTCGCCGTTGGGCTGTGGTCGTGACGCAAGCACGGAGGAGATGAATGAAGCCTACGCTTATGGACAGCATGCGTGCCGTCAGAAAGCACGGGTGGCCAAGTCCTGCGAGCAAGCGGTTGACTTACGCTATGCTGTACTCCGCAACTTTGTCAAACCTCGTGAGATTATGGAGGGCATATGAAACTACGTGACGCCAACGCCACCGGGCAACTCGTGCTGATCAACGAGAAGCTGCCGTGGATCGTCAAGTGACGGCCTACGTCTACGTCGCTGACAACCCGGCTATGCCTGGTTACGTCAAGATCGGGACAACGGAGAACCTGGAGGGACGGATGCGCACGTTGTCTAACACGTCCGTTCCTCTGCCTTTCATTCTCCGCCACGCGCAAGAAGTAGACGACATATGGCAGGCTCGCCAAGTCGAACGCCGTGCGTTCCGTGAACTCGCACATTGTCGCGTCAAAGGGCGTGAGTTCGTGCAGTGCAAGGTCATTTACGCACAGGGCGCAGTCGTGCGAGCGCACCACGCCACACTCCCCGGCGCATTTCGGGAAGGTCATGGCTACCGAAAGCGCGCAGGCGGGGAATGGGGGGTCGTTGATGTTCAACACTGACTACGCCGCGCTGGAGGCCCGAGTGCTGGGTTTCTACGCGGCTGAACGAAAGCGCGCAGTGAACAAGAAGCTGCGCATTGCGGCGGCATACTCCGCCACCATTGCAACGCTAGTGAGGGTTTGGCATGAAGAAAAACGAAAGACGTGCACCGAAGAAGGCGCCGGTTGGCCTCAAAGCTATGTCGGCCCACCGCAGGTACTCGGCGAAGGGCTACATCCCGCGCGACGCGGACGGGGCCTACCGGGTCGTGGGCCGACTGGACGGGCTGTCCGTCGCTGACGTGTACAAGTTGGCGGAGGCGCGTAAGTGACGCGCTGGCTAGAGCGCGGCCTGTACACTGCGGTCCTGATTGCGACCGTCTTGTTCCTCATTCGCGATGTTCTCGCGCAGCGTCCGGGGTTCGCCTTGGAAATCCAAACCATGTTCGTCAAACTGTGGGGGTTCTGATGGAGACCATCAACACGCTACCCAACCTCACCGTGATCCTGGCGCCCTACGCCATCGTGGTGACGCTCTACTTGCTCGCGGTCATCCTGTGGGCCAAGAAGGGAGACTAGATGGAGACCTTAGAAAAGGCGCTGTTCGTATTGTTGCTGCTCGTCGCTACTGTGGCAATCACAGGTCTCGTCCTCGTTGTCCAGCAACAGTTCTTCACTCTGTTCATGGGAGGATAGTACATGAAACTGTCCGCCGCCATCACCCTGACTGAACGGGTGGCGTGGAAGGACAAGTCGAACGGGGCGAGGGCCGCGCGCTGTGCGCGTTTGGCCTCCGCCTACTTCGGCGACGTGCTACTCACCGACGTTCGCACGACCCAGCTAGACGCGTGGGCCACGCAACTGGAGGCGGGTGGCAGGTCTGACGCCACCATCAACCGTTACCTGTCCTACCTGTCCAAGGTATTCACCACCGCGAAGCAGCGGGACGTGATCAAAGACAAGCCGCACTTCCCGTTCCGCAGCGTGGAGGCCGGGCGCACGCGTGTCCTGTCCCGGCGGGAGGAGTTGCGCTTGCTGGACCTGCTGCCGGGGAAGCATATGGACACTGCGATCCTGCTGCTCGACACAGGCATGCGCACGAGCGAGTTGTTCCGCCTGCGGGCAGAAGACTGCAACTTCGGGCTCCGCATGATCCACGTGTGGAAGACGAAGACGGGCAAGCCCAGGTCGGTGCCCATGACCCCGCGCGTTAACTCGATCCTGGTTAACGCATGCAAACAGCCCCCTCTGCCTACCGTACTGTTTTCGGGGGGACCCTGGCCTTTCGTCCATGCCTGGAGGAGGGCGCGGGCCAAGATGGGCCTCGCCGGGGACAGGGAGTTCGTGCCTCACATGCTGCGGCACACCTGCGCGACCCGGCTGCTGGCCGGGGGAGCCAACATCGCCACGGTCAAGCAATGGCTGGGGCACTCCACCATCCGCACCACTGAGCGGTATGTCCATATGTCCAACCGGGACCTGCTGGACGCCGCCAAATTCTTGGAGGTCTGATGAACAGACTACAACGAGCCATCGCTGCATGGCAGGGCCGCGTGATCATTCCCGACACGCACGTCCTGTTGCCGGCGCCGACCGCGTCCAACATGGGCTGGGTCATGATCACCACGGCCGAACTGGAGACGGTCGTCATGGTCCGGGCCAAGTTCAAATACCTCAAGCGCACCGGGAACAAGAGGATACAGCAGTTTCCGCAGAGCGAGGAGTTCCGTAATGCACGCGCCGCGCTGCGTGATGCCATCAACGGGACTGACCCGAAGAATGGCTGAGTGTAAAGCCCTGCTTCGTGAGGAGGTCATCACGCATCACGATGGCTACGCCCTCACACTATCCCGCCGGGAGGCTATGCTGTTGCGCTGGCTTCTCGGGCTCACTCGTAACAGCAGCGCCATCATCACGCGTATTGCGACTGACTGCAAGGTTGGGGACGCGTCGGTACGTGCGGACTGTGAGGCTCTACAGGAAAACCTGCGCCGCGAAATGAAGCGCGCCGGCCAAATTGTGGTCCCGTGTAGCATCACCTACTCCGGGATGGGCAAGGATGGCTTCACGACGTACTGGAGGGAACCATGAGGGTTGACATATACCTGACGGACGATAACATCGCGGAGGCAGTTCATGATTGGCTGAACAGCTATCGGGACGTTAATCCCGCACCTACGCTGGCGCAGATCAAGGCGACCATGGGCTTTGGGGGACGCCCTTCGATGCGCCTTCAGATCGTGATGGATGAAGACGCCCCTCCAAGCATGCGACCGAGGAGTGCACGATGAAGAAGTTCGACCTGCGCCGCTCCCCCGTGGACGGCAAGTTTCGCCGCTGGGAAACCCGCTGGGCGTCGTCGATCAAGACGCTCACGGGGGAGCCAGCTTTCGAGGATGCCGCGTACGCACGCGACCATCGCAAGCCCGGCGACTTCAAGATCGAGGTCTGCACGGGCGTCTTCAAGACGCGCAGAGAAGTCTTTGTGCGCAAGCCGGGGGACTGACATGGAGTTCTCACCGTTCACGCAGATCGCGCTGGAGGTTCTCCTCGTCGTCTGCGTTCTCGCGCTCACGCTGGGCATCAGCACCGCGTGCGTTTGGCTCACGCTGGGCATGCTCGAAAGCCTGAAGGGGGAGAGCGAATGAAGAAGACCATCCATCGAGGCGCCACCCGCGTTCGCATCAGCGACCGCCGGGGCGAGCATGGGCAGAAGCGTGCCGCCAAGGTGCGCGCCCGCAAGGCCCGCAAGGCCGATGGCTGGTCCCCGCCACTGCATGGGCCGGGCACCGGCATCGAAGTGGAGGCGAAGATTGAGTAGGCAGACCTACTTCGGTGACGGCAACGGGGGACCGTTCTGGTTCCCCGCCCGCAACACGGATGACGTGATCGAGACGCTTGACGGTCTTGACCCGTCCGCCCTCATTTACTGGCTCATGCCGTCTCCGTCCCCCGACACGGTGGCTCCCGCGCACATGTGGGACCCGACCCTTCACCCCCATCAGGAGTTCCCCAATGACGCTTGAAAAACGCGCGGTGATGAACGCAGTGGCTCCGTACAACCTGCCCATCATCTACGAAGACATCCTCGCCGCCGCTACGATGATACTCGACCAGCCCGTGCTCCTGGCCGGTGGCGCGCTCCGCGACCACGTGTTGGGTGCGCACGCCAAGGACATTGACCTGTTCATCGCGGTCAAGAGCCACCGTGAGTGGGAAGCCGCGCTCGATAAGCTGTTGGACGACTTCGGCGACTTTGAGTACGCCGGTGACTTCGAAAGCACGTACCGCGTCTGGACGCACGAGTGCATCGGCTACGCCACGTTCCGTTGGCCTGCCGACGACCCTGAGGCGCGCGTGGTCCAGGTCATCGGCATCGACCTGGGAGACAAGCCGTTCACGATGGAGAACCTCGTCGAGACGTTCGACTTCGGCATCTGCAAGCTGGCGTGGGATGGTAAGACGACCTACGTGCACGGCGACGCCCTGCTCGACTTCTACGACGGGAGCCTGACGCTCTGCAAGGCAGCGAACTTGATGCAGCTTGCGCGCTCGATGGAGCGGTGCCTACGCTGGGGCTCGCGCTCGTTCCTAGGCGACCGGTTCGTCGAGATCAAGCCGGAAGTCGGTGACCTCATTGCTGCCGAGGCATTCAACGCCGGGGCCTCCAACGAGGACGATCTGGACCCGTTCGGCGTATGGAGCGAGACGGATGACTGAACACAAAGACAAGTACTTCCACGCCATGCCGCGCAACTGGCACGCCAAGATCGACTGGTCGGCGCGATTGAAGGATCACGGTGCCGCGTTCGACGTGGTAGGGGAGCCCGCCGAGGCGCCCGACGCGCCGCACTTACGCTTGCGGCGCTGCACTGACCGGCCGACGCCGACTGTCCCGCTCGCCGACTTCCGCGCCCTCGCGGAGAGCGTGCTTCGGATCATGGAGGGTGACGCGGAGGAGATGACACCCTGTATCGGGATCATAAACCGGCATCTCAACGTCGCCGAGGATGGGTTCTACCTGACTGGAGATGACGAGGAGGAGTAAGCATGAACCTTCGCGACCGACAGCTAGACCTTGAAGTGAACTCTGTCACTCGTGGACTGGAGCGCTACTACGCCGCGCAGGCGAACGCGCTGGACCGCGACCGGGAGTTCGATTGTCCTGTCGGACAGAACTTCATGGCGGACACGCTCGCCGAGTTCGTCCCCGCCGTGCGTGCGCTCCAGACGAGGGTGCGGCGGGACTTCAAACAAGCCCTGAAGACCGGGCTGCGCCTGACCGGGTGCGAGATGGAATTCCTCGCCCTGCGTCCCGAAGTGTGGGCGTACCTCACCATCCGCGTCGCGCTCTCGGGCGCACGCAACACGAAGACCGTGAACGTCGCCGCCCGCAACCTGGGTAACGTCGCCAACCTGGAGGTCCGGTGGGGCGTCCTGCGTCGGATGGAGCGGGAACTCGCCAAGCAGGAGACGCGGCCAAACCGCATCGAAATGCTGAAGCGAACGGTCAAGCAGATCGACCCGCGCTCCGTCCGCTTGTGGCTCCGAAAACTCGACGACGTGGAGACCGTCATGTGGCGGCACGAGACGAAGCTGCGCCTGGGGCGGACGATGCTCCAGTTGCTCGCCGACACGTGTCCCGACCAGTTCGACAAGTACCAAGTCACGAACACTCTGCGCGGGAAGGTCCGCACGATGATCAGCATCCGCCTCACCGAGGAGACTGAGGCTGCGCTGGTCAGCGCACACAAGACTGCTTCCGAGCAGGACCCGTGGCTCCTGCCGATGCTCTGCCCGCCGACACCCTGGCGGCGTACGGAGAACGGTTCGTACCAGGGCGGTTACCTCACGCCGACACAGCCGTTGATCAAGCGCGGCAGCATGTTCGTGCACACCGAGGGGACACAGTACGACGTGCCCGAGGAAGTGATCGACGCGCTCAACGCCGTGCAGGCAACGGGCTTCCGCATCAACGACAAGGTGTTGGCGGTCGCCGACGAAGCGCTCGCTCTGAACTCCGAGATGCTCCCCGCTCCGCCCGAGCGGGAATTGCCTGCGGAGATCAGTGACGCAGCGTGGAAGAAGATGACCCCGCAGGAGAAGGGCGCGGCGAAGAATGAGCGACGGATGGTCCACGACCACAACAACCGCTCGTACGCCAAGCGGCAAGCGCTGCGCCGGCAGTTGACCGGTGCGCACCAGTTCAAGGACGAGGCGGCGATCTACTTCCCGCACAACCTTGACTTCCGGGGCCGCATGTATCCCATCCCGCAGGACTTGCACCCGCAGGCCGACGACATGGCGCGCGGGCTCTTGGAGTTCTCGGAGGGGAAGCACCTGGGAAACTCGGGGCTCCAGTGGCTCGTCTACTACGCCGCCGCTACCTACGGGCTTGATAAAGAGAGCCGGGAGGATCAGTACTCGTGGTACTCCATGAACGTGGGGAACCTCTGCCTCGTCGCCATCGACCCACTAGGTGACGGGCTGTCCTTTTGGCGGGACGCCGAGGAGCCGTGGCAATTCCTGGCTGCGGCGATGGAACTGGAGGCCGCGTTCGGCAGTGGGGACCCAACTGCTTACATCTCCCACCTGCCGATCCACGTTGACGGCACGTGCAACGGGCTGCAACACCTGTCCGCCATGGGCAGGGACCCGGCGGGCGCGTACGCCACCAACCTGACCGCCGAGAAGACGCGGCAGGACATCTACCAGATCGTGGCGGACAAGGTGATGGACGAAGTGGCGGGGGACTGTGACCGGGACCTCGACAACCATGGTGAGCCTTACCGTAACTGGGAGGGCCACGTCACTCGCAAGGTCGTGAAGCGCGGCGTGATGACGACGCCCTACGGGCTCACCGACATTGGCATGCGTGACCAGTTGATCGAGGATCGCATGACCGAGGGCCTGTCCGGGGAGATCATGCCGAACGCCAACTACATGCGCGACCGCATGAAGGAAGCCATCGCTGACACGGTGATCGCCGCCATCGAGATCATGGAGTGGATGCAGCACAACGCACGCGTCCTCGCGGAAGCGGGACACGGCGTGACCTGGGTCGCTCCGACCGGCCTGGAGATACACCAGGGCTACTACCGCTCCGCCTCCAAGAAAATCCACACGCTGCTAGGCGTGGGACGGGCCGGCGCCCGGTTCAAAATCCAGAACGAGCAGCGCAGTATGGGCCTGCTGGTGGGTAAGCAAGCGCTCGCCATCGCGCCCAACATCGTGCACTCATTCGACGCCGCCCATCTTCAACTGACGGTCAACATGGCGGCGGCGAAGGGCCTCACATCGTTCAGCGTTGTGCATGACAGTTATGGTACGCACGCCGCTGACATGAACGTCCTGTCTGAGTGCTTGCGCACAGCCTTCGTTGACATTTACGAGCAGGACTGGATCGACAGCCTGCAACGTGCCTTCGAAGTGCACGCCCCGCCCAGCGTGGTGGAGAAACTTCGGAAGCCCCCCGTCCGAGGGGACTTCGACGTGAGGGAGGTCCTGAAGTCAGCGTGGTTCTTCGCCTGACCAAAAGGCCCCCTCTGCCGACCTTACCGATAGCAAAATGGAGCAACACTACATGGCTGAACAGAAGAAGCGCGTCCCCATCGAGATCAGTCCCGAGGGAGTGCTGGCATACGCTTGGATTTACAAGAAGGATACCAAGTTCGCCAAGACCGAGGACGACGGGCGCTACAAGGGCTCGCTCATCGTCGACAAAGACGGCCCGCACGTAGCGTGGGCAATGGAGTTGCACGCCATCCACGTCGATAAGATGGAGGGTTCGAAGAAGAACTCGCCCGTCAAGGACGGCGACAAGATGAAGGACAAGGACGGGAAGGCGAAGGAAGACTTCGCCAACGCATGGCTCGTAAACTTCAAGTCGCAGTACAAGCCCAACGTTGTCGATGCCAAGAAGCGCCCTCTCACGGGGGACGTGAAGGTGTCGTCGGGCGACCTCGTGAAGATCGCCTTTCAGCGCAACGAGTACGACACTGGGGCGACCCAGGGCTTGTCCCTCCGAATGGCCGCAATCCAGGTCATCGACAAGCGGGCGGGTGAGGGCCTCGGTGCCGCCGCCGCCGCTGCGTTCGGTGAGGAGGATGGCTTCGAAACGCCGGAGGATGCCGGCGGTTCCAGTGGCGACGACGAAGCGCCGCCTGCGGGCAATGGCGACTTCTGATCTAGCGCAGTTCCGCGCGACGGACGACCGGTGGCAATTGGTGCTGCCGGTCGCACCCGTCCCCAAGGCCCGCCCGAAAGTGTCGAAGTGGGGCACGTACTATCCGAAGCGGACGAAGCAATGGATGTACGACGCTGCTGCTGCGATGGCGAGCCTTGACGCCTACTTCCCCGTCTCCGCCCCCATGTTCGTGCTGTGCGTAGCTGTGTGCCACAAGCCGAAGAACCCCGCCAACGACTTCCCGGTCGGTGACGTGGACAACTTCGCGAAGGGCATCCTCGACGCCGTGACCAAGGAACAGATCATCTGGCAGGACGACAAGCAGGTCGTCGTGTTGATCACGGGCAAGCGCTACGCCGACGAAGACGAAGTGCCGCACACGTACCTGGAGGCCACGACCGAGTTGTCGCGGCTCGATTGGGGTGCGCTGTGGGTCACGCCGCATGTGTCGGAAGACGCGCTCGACCAGGAGGACACGATCAGTCTGGAGGAGTTTACTACATGACCCAAGGCTATGCCCTCGCGCGCCTGAACTCGGACGGTAGCGGCTTCACCATCTTCGTCGAGCACACCGCTAGTCGGTACTTCGACGGGAAAGACCTGGAGCACTATCGCGAACCCCACAAACATGGATACATCATGCGCCTGACGTGCGCGGAGGCAGAAGCCTTCGTGAAGTGGCTACGCCGGAACAACGCCCCGCTGTCGATGCTCGCTGACCGGATGAACGAAATGTGGATGTTGGCGAACGCGAACTCACTCTGGAGGGATGTACACACATGAGCCAATACAGTGAAGTCCACCAGCCATGCGACGATTGTGGAAGCAGTGACGCGCGCGCTACCTACGCGGAGAGCGGGGTGTCCATCTGCTTCTCCTGCGGCATCACCAAGGCGCCC